ATTCTGCCGTGCGTTCTGTCGTGCGTTCTGCCGTGGATTCTGCCGTGCGTTCTGTCGTGCGTTCTGCCGTGGATTCTGCCGTGGATTCTGCCGTGCGTTCTGCCGTGTATTCTGCCGTGGATTCTGCCGTGGATTCTGTCGTGTATTCTGCCGTGGATTCTGCCGTGGATTCATATTATTGGGCTAATTATCTTTCTTTTTATGAATATTTTAATATTCATTGGCGAAAAAATGATCTGCATCCAATGGCGGAATTTACCCGGAAAGCAGCGGGAGCAACTATAATAAATAAAACATTATATTTATTTAGAAAACCGAAAGAGCTACATAGAGATAAGCGGGGGAGACTACATAGCATATTGGGTCCAGCATTTTTGTATCGGGATGGAAAAGGATTCAATTTTATTCATGGAGTACAGGTTTCTGAGAATATAGTCCTACATCCAGAAGCACTAACTAAAAGAGACTGGTATTATGAGAAAAATCTTGAAGTTAGGCGGATAATTCAAGATCAAATGAAGGAGCGGTTTGTGACTGAGATCGGCGGAAAGGTGATTAAGAAACATAAAGATTTGCGAATTGGAGAAATTATAGAAATTGATATTAGTCCAGATCCTGAAAAAATAGCCCGATATTTACATGCTCAGGATTGGTCGACTGACCGGATGTATTTTTTGCGAATACCACCATCTATAAGTGATCCAATGGAGGCACAGGCGTGGACTTATGCGGTAAATATAAAAGATTTAAAACCAAAATACCGGACCTAATATGAACTGTAACAATCCGCACCATATCCACTTACGCGCCATCATTGGCGCACTGGCACTGGTGGCGTATGGGTTGTTCTGGTTATATGTTTTTAAAAAGTGAAGGAGGGAATATGAAGAAATTAAATTTAAGTTTAGAAGAGTGGGATCTTGTTTATTGTCCTTATTGGTATCGAGTAGGATTAGATAATGCAACTCTAACAACCAGTGACTTAGGATTGGCTCTTTCATTTAGCGATAAAGTTGAATATTTAGGAAGAATCGCCTTATGAACTCACCCAAACTCTACGAAGCTGAGGAACGATTCGGGCAAGAAATGCAAAAAATTCTTGAAAAAAACTACAAGGGTATATGTGAGTACTATTTACAAGCAAGCGGTGAATTATCTGATCTTTTTTCTCAAGAACTCCAGCGGTGTAAGGAGGAAGCATATAATAGATTTTTCCTAGAAATAGACAAGGAATTTGAAAGTTTCAAAATAACCGAGGCAATGGGAAAAATTTTACAAAGACTTAAAAAGGAGTCACATGAAAATCCTATGCACTAAAGAGGATAAACAGATGGGGGCTATGAAAAAATTGTTTGACTTAATTTCTGAAATCACCCTTGATGATATAAATCATCCCTTATTACATAAAAAGCATACGGCGGCTAATCTAAAGAAAATGATGACATGTAAAATTTGTAATCGGGGAATATGAAGAAGCTATTTATTTTATTCATGCTAATGACCTTTATTGTTTTACTTGCAAGGTTGTACTGGATGTTTTCCGCCGGAGGATATAAACCAATATGAAAACCCTTTGCACTAAGTGTCACAAACGTAATGCCCGTAATATCATCTGTTCCGTCTGCCGGACACGGGAGAAAATAAAACTAGATAACCGGAGTCCCAATACGAAGGAATTTCGGAAGTGGATGGGTAACGCACGAGGTTGGTAATATAAATACAAGAGGGGGAGTTATGAAAAAATATATGGTGATTCTGTTGGCGGGAATTGGTAGTTTTTTGATGGGAGCCCAGGTTGCACAGGCAATCTTTATTCCCAAAGCGTATGTGTGTCACTGTCAGGGTCCGCAGTGCCAGACTCTGTATCTGCCGTTTCCGGCAGTTCGGGCGCATCTACTGGAGCATCATGGTGACTACAGTGGCAGATGCAGGGATAATCCACGGCCATCGCCAAGTTTATTTCCAAGTGTCAGTCCCACTGCAAGTTCAAGTGCTAGTCCTCGTCTGGAACCCTCTGTGAGCCCGTGTAGTGGCCTACAAGGTAATGGACATGAGTGCGGCTGGACTCCTACACCTGAGAAGATAGAATACCATGGTCCTGTTTGTTCTAATGACGCACCCAAAAAACCGGAACTGCAGTTTATCAGTTCCAGTAACGGGTGTGCCAGGTGGCGGGTCTTACAATCTGATCCGTATGATTACGCGACATTCAATTACGGCTATACAGCCGATAAACTTGAATTTGGGATTCCGAAGATTGACAACACGGTTGTAAACTTTGAAACATGTCATCTGCAACCCAATGTCAACATCTGGGGCCAGGTGTGTACCGTCAGGAATAACGAGTGCCGATCCTGTAGTGACATTGTTGATCCGCAGGTAAACTAACTGAGTGCGGGTTTGTGTTTGGGCGGGCAGGCGCAAACGCAACGTAAGTCCTGATACCACAAGAGTCAGGAGCCCGCTACTTTTTCTCCGGGGGGAGGGTATTTAACAGTTTATCTTCTAAAAACTTATTGAATGTCTGCAGCCGCCGTTTATGTTCCTGACCTAACTCAGAATCTAACTTTGACAGATCTAGACTCCACTGCAGCGGATAGCCCCAATGTTTTACCCATAGCTCATTTAACAGTTCCGGGATTGGATCATGATCATCGAAGGTTTTGTGTTCTTTCATGGTTCATCCCGAGCGGAGTCGAGGGATAAATTGCGGTCATCGCAACTGATTTGCGGATTCGGCTGCTGCCAGAGGAAGTTGTAGTAGATTGCATCATCAATCACTGGATCGCCTAAGTCCCGGGTTTGTTGGGCGGCGGTGTTAGTCCGTTCCTTGCGCTGGTAAATCTCCCAGGTAATGTAGTTGGCTAGTAAATTATGGTCTAGTGAATGATCCCGTTCTTTCACTTTTAACAATCCTTTTCGTATTTACTACTCATGTAACCGCCGTAGTAGGGAATGACGTACATCCCGTCTACTGTCGTGGCATGGGTAATTTTATCATACGTTTTAAAGGTCATCGAATAACCGTTGAAGTTGTAGTAACGGATGGTCGTATCAGACACAGCAAATACCCGGTAGCCGTTAATTCCCTTGTCGTGGATCGTTGTAATGGCTCCTGATGGCTCGATAATACTCATGAAGCACTCTTTGCCCTGTTGCGAACCGACTGAGTAGAAGTCCTTGTATGTGCCTTGCCAGAACTCGTTAAACTGACCCGGAAAGGTGTAGCGGTTCGTAGCGGTGACGATATTGAAGTGATCCGGAGCGACTTCCAAAGCAACTGACTTATCCCACAGTAACCATTTAGAGAAAGTAACCTGTTCGGTGTGTTCCCGGTAAAAGAGGGCAGCTGAGGCGACAAGGGTAACGGCTGCCAGTCCCCGCACTGCGTTTTTGGGGATCAGCCGTTCACCCATACCTACGTTGCTAGACTGGTTTTCAAACTGTCCCGGGCATCAGAATTTTTCCAGTATAGATTGTACGTGGTTTGGGCCGTGATAAACACGATGGAGATATTCTCGAGTAAGGCATCTACATTACCGAGTTTATCCAGGTTGAGGATAATGCCGATCAGTAAACAAATAGCCATTGAAACTAAATACCTGACCCGGGTATCGGCAATCCGGTTGTTGATAATATCAATCACCGGGGGCAAGAAAAATCCCAGTAAATTCTGTAGTCCCATATCCCTCCTCTACCTGTCGAGTAAATATAATAATAAGCCGATAATCATGATTACCGAGCCGACCAGTTTAGCTGCCGGAACGGTGAGCCATTCAGTCGCCACAATGAGCGTTAGTCCAAGCCAGAGTAATTTAAGTCCCATAATCTTCACCTCCAAATTTGCCAAAAATGTTTACGCGGCAGATGCAGTTTATCACCATTGGTCCGGGCAAAGCGAGTCAGGATTTCCGCGACTGCTGGTTTGACGTTATCGGAAACTGTCTGGGATACTGTATCGACCGTTTTATTCACCGTATCCTCGACCTTGTTACCGATGGTCCGTTCCTGATGGTTGATTAGCTCTACTGTTTCTTTAAGTTGTTGGGCAATTGTGGCCATATGAATCTTCATATCGGCAATATCCTTGCGGTCATTACTGCCTTCGCTGCCAAACCGATCCAGGGTAAACTGGACATTCTCGATTGATTTATACACCTGCGCGAACCGTTCAGACACAATTGCCTCGAACCGATCCGATAATGTTTTTAACAGCACGGCAAATTGGTCATCAGTAATAGTTAGGATTTTCATGATAGGGCTTTCCGGGCAGCTTCAATCTTAGCGTTTAAGATAGCGATCTGTTTTTTCAGCTCAACAGTCGGATCAGCCGGAGTTAAAAGAGCCTGCGCTTCCCGGACGATCCGGTCAATATCTAAGGCATCCGGACACCCGGTAGCGTGAACTTCGGAGTGTTTGAGGATAGTAGTCCGGTTACAGGGAATCTGGTAAAAGGTACAAATATCGGCCACTAACTTGCTTGAAGTAGTATAGAGAATATCCGGGCGGGGATCGTTGTACTTGCCTAAATCTTCGTGTTCAATGCCGATGGAGCGTTGATTCATGGTGTAATCCCCGGCATGATAGGCGGTGTAGTACTCCTCCAGCCAGGCGATTAAACCCCCGGTGTACTTAACTCCGTAGTGGGCTGAAGCCTGTTGGCCATACTGAGCAAACCGGGCTGCCGCCCCCTGCCATGTGCCGACCATGGTATGAATCACGATCCGGTCAATTTGCACGCGTGAAGTGTCAAAGTTTCCGGTTGCCACATCAAGTTCCGTAAACGGTAGACTGGTATATTTTCTCTTCATAGCTACTTCATATAAAAAACTGGTGAGGGTGCGTCAGTGGGATACTCAAACGGGGACTGAGTGGGCGTGGGCCGGATAGTCGGCGAGGGAATCGGCGAGGCAAATATCCGATCAGATGGTAATGGGCTTATGATTGTTGGCTTAATGGCTCCGTAGAGCGTGCCGACTAAAAATACTGCCGCAGCTACCGGAGCAATCAGAATACTTGCAACTACAAGGCCAAAACTAGTTTTTTTCGGAGCAGTCGGTGGAGTAAGCATACCTGCCATATAGGTGCATTATACACCTTTTATGTACCAATTAACGAATTGCCCCGACCAGAACTAGAATGAGGATAATAATTAGAATGGTTACTAACATGTCCATATTTTATTTTTTATGAACTTTTTTTAAGATCTGTACGCCGATTGCCATGCCGAGTAAATAGAAGATGGTCACAAAGGCAGAGGCGACGATTGAGCCTAATGGTTTTTGCTGTGATCCGACTGCAACTCTGCTGATATCCGGAATTATCCGGGTTAAGTTGGTAATCGTGATTAAGCAGAAGTAACTGGCGAGTAAGATAATACCTCTTTTTACCTCTTCGACATTCCCGTCATAGATAATCGCCCCGATAAAAATCCCGATAATAGTCGTAAACGCCATGCACATCCAGAAAAAGGGATCGCCAACCACATAGCTGATAGTGAGGAGTACGATGTTCATCTTCTCACCCTCTTTATAATCTGTTCCAGTTCCAGGATTTTAAGCTGCAGTTCTTTGATGGTATCAGTCAGTTGCCGATTGACTTCCGCCAACTCCTCTAACTTCTTCTCAAATCGAAACAGAAGATATGAGGCCACCGCTACCGGAAAGCCAAAGTTAGAGATAATTGTAAAAAAATCCTGCATGAAATTACCTTTCTTCAGATGCGCTTTTAAAGAGTGAAGGTAAAAGATATTTAGAAAGTCCTGCACCTGCTTTTCCTAACCCGGATACAGCTGAACCAATAAGCGGAGAAATCTTGGAATAACCCCCCAATGTGAAAAAATCAAGTAAATTTGGAGCATGTTCAAGAGCTGCTTTTTCAAGTCCAATTGCCGGACCTGCAAGCGGAGCCGCTTGAGTTTGAAAATCTTTTACAACTGAAGAAAATGCTTTTGCAAATAGTTTTTCTTGAGCAGTTAAGTCACTATATTGACCAATATCCATATTTAAACGCTTGCGTAAAATGTTTAGGATTTCTCCACCCACTGCACTATCTCCCGGAACCTGACCAATAGTGCGAGCGAGCGGCCTGATTCCGGATTGAATTGCTTCCTGGTTTCCGGCAAAGGAACTAGCAACTTCCATTAACTTCTCTCTTAATGCGGTTTGTAGTTGTTCTGCCGGAATCGGTGGGCCACTCGTTTTCTTAGAGATGATGCTGGTTAAATCATTTAAGACTCCGGAAACTATTTTAGGATTGAGAAGCTTTGCAAAGGCGGTTGCAACTGCCTCCCCGCCTGCCTGACTAACTACTCCTTTTGTCATCGCCTTTTCGGTATTGGACTTTTGTGCATTCGGTCCCTGAAAACCTTTTTGTGCAAATCGAGCTATCATGCCAAGTGGCCCAAGGGCTTGTAAAAAAGCTCCCGGATCACCGGGCTGGCCTGCTTGAGCTTGAGCTACTTCCTGACCGATCCCTGCGCCAATCCCTGCTCCTCCCATCCGTCCGAGGGGACCAAGCGGGCTTCCCGCAATACTTCCGGCCACCATTCCTATTGTTGAGGGAGTATCAGAAACCGTACCCGCAGGGGCTGGTGTGGTTGCCGAAGCAGAGATAGGTGAGGCACTTCCTAATCCATACTGAGTTAGCTGCTCTACTGGAACAGTTTTAGTTTCTCCGGTTGCTTTATTTCTGATTGTAACCGTTGCCATAGTATGTTTATTTTATTGCACTATTTCCCACGTATTTCCACCCGGACTATATTGGGTATTAGTTAAGCTTGAATACTTATCATTTAACCATGCTTCCAGCGAATTAAGATTACGGGTATTTTCTTCAGTTGACTTAGTGTTAGAAGGAATCCACGCTTTTACCCGGTCTGCTTCTTGAGATGACACATTAGCTCCGGAGATAGCATTTAAGAGTGAGTCCCGTAGCGGACCAATATCACTCTCCATCGAAGCCAGATACGGGTCAACCAATTTAGATTTGGGTAAGAAATTTTTGAACAAGTTGGTCAAAGTTCCGGATAACGGACCAGTATTTCTAAAGGCTCCATAATTTTGTTTAAAGGTATTAAGTTGCTTCAAAGCTGCTAACGCAGTCTTTCCTTGCAATCGTTCACCCGCACTTAAATTACCGCCTTGCTGTTGAATTGCCAGTTTCGCCAGATCTATTGAGAGTTGTTTTTCTTTTAGTTGCCGTTCAAATTCCTGTTGCCGCATCTTATTCATCAGATCTGCCCGTTCTCCCTGAGCATTAGCTGCAGCTTCAAAAGCTTTAACTCCGCTGCCAACCATATTTTCTAACCCACCCTGAGCGTTACTGAGCATCAGGCTGGAAGTCTGCAGGGGAGCGAAAGCCGCTGCCCGCCGTGATGATTCAATTGCCTGCTGTTGAGTTGGCGAAAGCGGTACACCTGAAGTTTGCTGCATGCTATTTATATCGTTTCTGATATTTGCCGGAGCTGCCATAAAGTTCTGTGAGGCAGTTTGATATTGACTCCATAACGGATTTTCCTGAAACTTAGACGTTAGAGCATCCCGTAATTTCTGAGCTAAATCAGGCAATTGCTCCTTCATCGAAATAGCCTGATTGGAAGCATTAAAGGTGTCTAGTGCTGATGGAGTACCAACCGGATTGATTCCTGAAATATTATTTGCCAAAGTAATTCTCCTTATTTGTATAAGTTAAACATTTTTCAATAGACCAATGATAAACATAAAATCTTTGTCTTAAAGTACTACTTTTTATTTTCAAATACTCTACCCATTGAGGTATTGTTTTAGTGATACCTTTCCATGTTAAATAACAACTTCTTCTAGTATTACTTAATTGTTCTTTTCTTGTTGCCCATTTACAATTATCGGGATCATAATCACCATCATTATTTATTCTTTCAATCCATAACCCCTTTTTATAAGTAGGAAACATATCCATTTTAAAATTATTAAATTCTTGCCATCTGTTGCAAACCTTTATTCCTCTGGCTCCATATCTTTTATAATTGGGATTATTTGAATTTTCACACCTTTGACGAATATTATTCCAGAGTAAATAAAACTTACGATGTGCTGTATACGTAGTCTTTGCCATATAATTAATACATTCCGAATAACTGATTATTCAAACTTAAATTACTCCCACTGCCGGGAGCTGGACCTGCATACGCAAGCCGTTCCTGAGCCCGTCTAATTTCTGCTTCCCGTTGTTGATTGGCTACATCGGTTGATAAGGCAGTTGTCCGCTCCGCCTCAGTTAACCGTTTCTGTCGGGACTGTTGTAATGCTAAATCTTCCTGAGTCCGGGTATTGGTCCTGGTTACATCACCTATATTACGTTCTAATCCGGTTTGGATGCCTTCCTGCGCTTGATTCCCGGCAATATCCTGTAAGTTAGTCTGCCGTTGGCGTTGACCTGAGAAAAATAGTCCTGCTCCGGCTGCACCCTCTTCACTTTGTCTGATTGCTTCCTGTGTACTTAACCGTTCCTTATCCGAGAGTTTAGTAGCATCAACATTTAACTCTCCGATAGTTCTGGTCATATCCTCAACACTTCGAGAACTGGATCGTCTAATTCCGGTCATAAACTCATTTAGAGTTGCATCATAGTAGGGATTAAGCCGCTGACCTGCGGAAGCTTTAGCGAGTGCCTCATCAAATGCGAATGGGTTATTTTTATCAAATTCCTGTAAGCGGTTGCGCCAACTATCTAGTGCGCCACTTACCGGATTAATAAATGAATTGAGAAAGGCATTAACCTGAGCTTCAGTATTAGCTGCTTCCTGACTAATTCCATTCGGATCAAACCCGGCTGGATACTGGGATGGTAGCTGTATCTGTGGTTGAGGTTGTTGAGATTGTTGAAAAGCTGACACCGCACCTGCTGGCTGTTGTGTCGGACCAATAAATCCCTGCGGCATCGTGGACCGGGAATATTCATTCGGAAGTGGAGAAACAACCTGTTGTGATTGTTGAGTTTGAGGTCCAAATAAGTTCCCTAAAAATCCCTTGGCTCCGCCAATAAGGTTTTGCAAAAAGCTTGGCATATTCAGAAAATTATATCACGTTATCCCCGTGATGGAACAATACACCGATTATAGAAAATAAAGTACCGATAATTCAAGTTTATAGGATTAGGCGATTGATCGGCTCCGTACCTGATTTTGAGCTGTGTTTTACTGATATAGGGAACGATGGAGATGTCCCCGCCAATCGGATATAAAAAGGGCAATAAATGGTATTCACCTGCTGCTCCGAAGTCCGGAGATATTTCCGAAAAGACCAAGAAGGCCGGACGGTAGCCTAATTGGTGGTCAATAGTGACGGTATTAACTGTAGCTGGCTGACACGCTGCTGCGCCTGCTCCCTGGCGGTACAGTTTAAAGGTGTCAAATTGCGTACTATAGGCAAGTTGATGCGACTGTGCGGTTAACACATTAAATCCACTATCGGCTATTTTGAGTCCTGCGTTCATGCGTCTATCCTATTTGCAAACATATACCAGCCGATTGAGGCTACATAACTGGCCCCCACCCGGCGTTGTAACCCAAATCTAATGGAGTTGAAGTTAACTTCCAGAAAACAATCCTCCCCGTCTGCGTTAAATAAGTTAGCTGAATACGGCATAAAAGATACCGTGTGTTCATCACTTAATTTATAATACGCTAGTACTGCTGGTGTGTATCCTAAATTGTGTTCAATATCGGTATATAACCGATCTCCCCCTGACCCGACAGCAACTTCTAAAAATCCCTGCCTGATAATCTTAAAGGCAACTTTACTGGAATTAAATATCTGTTCCAGTTTCGTAGCGGTTAAGACATTGACATTCGGCTTGGCGATCTTTAGCCCATAATTTGCCATAGTTAGTACACACTAACAGGATTCTCTAAAATATCAACAAAGACCGATCTGGTTACCCCGCTCCACTCAGTTAAGGTCACATAGCTGGTCGTGGCTCTGGTTCGTAATTGGCTCTTCGTCCGGTCTGCCGTACAGAGCAGTTTGAAATTGGTATTAAAAGAGGATTGGGCATAAATTAAAAAGATCGGTACGTACTTGAAGTTGTGGGTAATATCCAGTGTGGCACTGCCATTTAATTGCCGGGTTCCCCTGATTGAAGTTTTAAAACTTTCGTATCTACTACTAAAATAGATTTTGGAAACATCTTCAGTAGTTAAAACATTGTTTCCTTCCGAAACCGCCTTAAAACCATAGTTTGCCATTAGAAGCCTCCGACCTTAATTTTATGCCATCTTTCTAACGAGTGAATACTTCCATGTTTTCTTATATCTATCACTGTAAGATTTTCTATTCTGTTATCAGTCTTTATCCTATTTATATGATGTACATGTTCTGATCTTTTTAATTTTCTGCCTAGATATTTTTCCATAACTGCTCTGTGTTCTAATTGGTATTTACCTTTTCCTCTAATTAAAATTCTTATATATCCATAAGCAGCGGGAAGTCTTCCGCCCTTCCAATTAAAAGATTTTTCACCTATAAATAAACCGTAGATCCCTTTATTCCAAGGAGTTAAACCCTTTTTTAATAGAGTTCCTGAACATTTTAAAGAACAATATTTCTGTTTTTTCCAATAATTTTTGCTGTAATATTTATTTTTTACAAATGATCTTTTACAAGTAGGACATACTTTAATAAACATGTACTTATTTTAGTGTTAACTATTACATAATGCAAGCTTCTAAAATCCGTTTATCTGTTTACCAAGGAGAATTACCGGAGTCCCGCCCTGGTCCCGGACTAAGATCCGTTCCTCATTGAAGTCAAGTTCTAACGCGTTATTTGGCGACTTGATGATATTAGTAGCTCCCGAAATCTGCATCAGGGTGTTGCCCTGATCATCCCGGATAATTAAGCCGATATTTCCATCTGATAACTTGCCTAACTCTACCCGGCTGACATTTCCGTCACTGACCGTAAAGGTTTCGTTCTCCAGATCCATCGTCAGCCGTTTACTGGCTGACACGATCTGATCGCCCTTAACTTGCGAGCCGCTGATTTTCTCGTAGGAAGAGCTGGAGTCTAAACCTACTTGTTCGGTGTAGTCTGCTTCCAGTGGCCGGAGCAGAAAGTCATTAAAGCCGGAATCTAGGTAGTCCATATTAAGGATTAATTGTCCGCAACGGTTTATAAAAGGTACTGATCTTTTCAATTAACTGAGTCGGCTCGACCGTGTCCAGCTTTTCTAAGCGGTACTTGATCCCGCAGGCTTCGGCATGAAATTGGGGAATGAAGAGTTCGGTCTTATCGGTCTTGAGTTCGCCTAAGCCCTGCCAGTCCTCATCGGAGGTAAACGGCGCATCAATCAGTTTGTACCTGACCCTGACTCCGGAGGCATCCCGGGAGATAATCTGGACTTTCTGCATCGTATTTAAAACTTCAGACCCTGACGGATAGATAATTCCGGTTTCCATATACCAAGGAACGGCACTGCCATCATCATTATTGCCATCCGGAGTCTTGAAAACTTCAGCAGTGTTGCTGCCAATATAGGTATTTTCACTGTTTGATTCCCGGTAGAGGGTAGCGCATTTGGCGACGTGTCCGATACTGCCCGGACTCCAGGTGTTTGAATCTAAATCAAGCTCCAGTATGCCGTTAGTGATTGCGATATTGCGGTCCGTGTTGCTAATATCACCCACATATGCCCGGTAGATATTCCCCTCCCGCCATGCTACAACGGCGTTGTAATTAGCAGACGAGATACCATCAATATAATCCTGGATCGGATTAGATACCCGTTTCCCGGATACGGAGTCAGTCACATAAAATCCGGTCCGTTCCTTATTGGATCCATGGAAGTACACGATCAGGCCCTTGTCGTTAAATGGCACGACTGATCTGCCGGATGAAGTTCCCAAACCCCTGATTTGGGATTGGGAAGTCCGGTTGAAGCTATGCAGGCTGTTTTGCTTAAACAGGATCAAGCGGTTATTGATCACTTCCGCCCATTTTAAGATATCCCCGTCATCGGTATTGACATCATATAAGTTGTCAGTCGTGTAAAAGGTGCTGCCTGTGGCTGCGTATTGCATCGTAGTGGTTAGTGTTAAACGGTAGTCACTGATCCCGCCCTGAACTGCGTATTCTCCCGCATTAGCTCCCGTTTCAATAATAAACGGATCACCGATATTGATTCCATGGGTCTTAAATCCGGCGGTAGCTGAGGTGACTTCCTTTGATCCGACAGTCTGCACTAAATCAGTTCCGGATACTAACCCCCACTCGATAGTATTATTCTTAGGTAAATCAGATTCCAAAAACTTAGAGTAGTACTTCGTGCCATTAATGGTCGGAGCCAGCGCATACATCTTCGCCAGATAATCCCGGAATAAGATATTGATCGGACACGTGGCAACGTGCTGTTTCGACCACACCGTACCGTTAAAGGTGCGGACCGGATCAATCCCGTTAGTAAAGAAAGCTGCGTCTAAAAATACTTCAAACTCTGCATTGGTATCAGCCGTTAAGTTCTGTGAATAACCTAGACCAGTTGATACATCAACCAGATCATTTCCATATACAGCCAGTAGTTTATTAACTGCTCCATTTGCTTTGTTATATCCGACTAATCCGCTTACTTTCGCCATAGTTTATGCTGTTGTTGATGTTGATGTTGACGTGGAACTTGACGTGGAAGTGGATGTCGTGGTCGTGGTAGTTGAGGTAGAACTGGACGTAGTGGTGGTACTGGTTAGATTGCTGCCGGATTGGGAGTAGCCGTCCCTGATTCCTACACCGCCAATATTTTTAAACCGGGCGTTGAGTGAGCCTTCCAGCTCATTTCCTTTCCGTAGGAAGCGGGTAGTCGTGGTTTGCGTGCCACCTGAAAAATCCTCAACTTTATGTACCTGTTGTCCTTCATTAGCCATAGCATATTATCTCCGTGGGTAGTCAAAATAATCTTCCCGTAGACTGTCATCAGACGCACCCGTACTAGACTCCATTAAATTCTGCAAAGCCTTGCGGCCTTGCCAATTCTTCAAGTTCCGGGGCTGGCCCTGCGGAAACATCTGTGCCTTCTGCATCCGCTCCAGCAGCTCTATTCCGGTAGGTCGGCGTTGTTCGCCCCGGCGTTGGTCCGGACTCCCAAAGAAAAGGTTTTCGTACAGTTCCGCCTTCGTTTCGTTGCCTTTGATCCGTTCGCTCTGACTGATGGCATATTGTTCCAAAACTGACGGGATCGGAATTAAGGTGGTTGAAGATACATTCTCTAAAACGTCCATTACCTTATAGTAGTTGGGAAAAAGTGTCCCGTTGGCATTATCAGGAATAGGATCAACTTGAATATAGCCATTGGCACTATTGGTATCAGGCGGGAGCAGCTTATAGACTTCAATTTGGTCATCATGCTTGCGGTTTAGGTCCCGGATCCGGTCATCAAAGGTTAAGGCATCAAGGTATCTGATATGCCGGAGGACATTATCAGTTCCATTATTGAAGTTGTAGCGGACCGTTTCCAGAAAGTTAAAATTCGTATATTTGGCAAGTGAATAGACATCAGTATCGGCTACGATCGTAATGCCATTTCCCGCCCTGTACGTATCCACTAGGAGAAACCACCAATTCTGCCTGACTCCCTTAATCAGATCCTGAGCGGTATCTAAGAATTGGATAATTTCTTCATCGGATACAATCTTACGCTCCGTATCGTTGATATTCTTGCGGACCCGGGCCAACATAAATCCTACCTGACTCCGGGTAAATCCGGCTCCCGTAACTGTCGGTGAATACTCGCTGTAGACGGCTGAGATAGTATTAGCAAAGCGGAAACGGTATGAGTCAGTCTGGCCTCCATCATCATCAATATAAATCGTTTCATTCTTGTCCCACTGGATATCGGAATCGGTCATCACCGCCCAGACACCACCCGCTGACTTCTTGTGGATTTGAATCTGATCCCACGGAGATCGGTAGACCGGAGTTGCTTTATTGTGGGAGAAATTGAGGGCTGTTGAGAGATTGATAACGGTGCTGCCGGTTAAGCTGGATACTTTCTTGCCTTCAGTTTTGTCCTCGCCAATTTCACCAACAACCGCAAAGAAATTAACTTCTCCTCCCGCAAAGCCAATTGCATTAATTACCGTCAGGGAAGTTCCGCTGGTGTAATCAGCATTGAGGTACGTTTTCTCCTCGTGGCTTAAATCGGGATTGGGGATGGTAATTCTGCGCATATATAAAATAATAATCCAAACCTACTTAAATAGCAATTTCAGGTATCTACCTTAAAGGTCAACTCCGGATTGATCATCGTGGTGGTCGTTGAAGTAGTCGTGGTGCTTGAGGTTGAAGTTGACGTGGTAGTGTCCTGCGGAACCAGCGTAGTAGTCGTAGAGGTCGTCGTTGAGGATGAAGTAGAAGTGGTAGTAGTGGTAGTTGAGGTTGTCGTTGAAGTGGTTGAAGTTGAGGTTGTAGTCATCGAAGTAGACGTTGTAAATGCTAATGTCGTGGTGGTGCTGGAACTGGAACTGGTTGAGCTTGAGGTGGAAGTCGTGGTAGTTGTAGTACTCGTTGAGGTGGTCGTTCCGCTATTGGCTGCAAAGAAAGTTTGTAAACTAACTCCGGAATAGAGCATTTGGAAGTCATACCCGGCAGTCTGATCGGCATCATACATGACTGACTCCCGGCCGCCAACCGCGTCCCAATAATTAAAACCCACTAAAATCCCATCATTTACTAAATACTGGAAAACACCATACATTTCGTCCAAGTAAGCAGTATGTTCTGCCTGCGTCCGGACCGGATTTGAAAGACCCGGATCAGTCGACCAAAAATCTCCCCATTCTTCTATAAACTGAGGCACATTTCCGGTCTGGACATACGTTTTCCGGATGTCAATTTCCATCGCTTTAGGACTCGCATTCGACTTGTATCCGGTAGCATATAAAGTATTTAAATCATTAGCTGTAGCTACTTTGACCGTTCCATCTCCGACTGTCGAAGTTAAATGTAAATGGTATCCTACATCAGGTACAGGATTATCCCAATCAATTGAAAAGGTATTGACCGCTGCACTCGTCAAAGAAGCATTGGCAATTGTGACTACTCCGGTGGTCGTTTTATTGCTGAAGTTGTGCTGATCAGGCATCTGGACTTTATTATTATTTGAATCATGAATAGTCATTGTCCAGTTGCCCGTACCCTTATCGACAACATATAAATCTATATCAGTATTGTAGGAGGGTTTTTCCGGAGTAAAATTAAATTTGGCAGTTGCCCCTTCTGTAATTGAAGTTGGCACAACATACGTATTAGTGGCACTTATAGTAGCTTGACTATTAAACGATACAAAGCGTTTATTGAGTCCAATTGAGGTCCCGTAATGATCGTATGTTGCCACTCCAAACTGACTGTACTGAGCGTTACGTTGACCCTGCATCGCGTAACTCCACAAATGGGAGAAGTGACGGGCAAGAATATTTCTGCCATTTTCCCTACCAATTCGTTCCAGCACATAGCTTAAATCTAAAAAGAATTGATTGTAGTTACCGACATTTCCCATTAAGTTATGCATGTCCGCTTCGGCAAATGGCACGACCAGATCATTAGTAGCAAATAGAGAAATGTTAGAATTAACCCACGTTGCCGCCCGGTAAATCCAGGTGTCAGTGTCAATAGAGGGAGTAATAGTCATGTTGCCAAAAACCGGACCATCAGATTCACCGGAAAATCCACAATACCCGGTTGAATAATCAGAATTGGTTATTTCTATATCCCAGGTTCCCGGTTCACTATCACCTACTGCCCAGGACTTGCCCTTAATTGCTGTCCCAATTGCCTGTAACTTCAGCCAGTAATAGGTACCACTGACAAAGGTTTTATTTGTTACTTCCCCTAAATTAGCAATTCCGGGACGTTCAATCCGGAGCGTATTGCTGCCCCGCATCTGCAATCCGTAGCCGGGAAAGTTAGTGTCAGTAGTAGCTCTGACTATGATCTGTGAGTTGCCACCCGCCCTGACCTGAGCCGTCATGGTCACACTCTGAAAATAAGAGAAATTCCACAGACAGGTTCTACGCCAGCCATTATTAGCCGGACCAACTAAGTGATTACCACTGATCGTCCAGGTGTTTCCGGATTGATGGGAAGTCAAATACTGAGAGCTTAAATTACCTGCCGCGCTCGTTAACGAGTAACCATGATTACGGGTAAATCCGCTGCTAAAATTGTCAGTAATATCTTCTCCATAGTAGGTATATTTACTGCCGTTCCGGTAATTAACTTTCGGGAAATTATAGATTCCTTCAAACGCACAGTCAGTTCCCCGGAACAAAACACAACGGTTATTGGTATGAATCCGGTTCATAAACTGAGCAGCGTACGTAGCTGGCTCAATTCCGAAGTTAGATCCCCGAACTGCGAGTGCCTGAGCATTCGTATTCATGGGGATGGCAATCGAGATTAAATTAACAGTCGGATAGTCCCGGCAAATGGAATCAATCTCATTATTGGAGAAAGCAGAACTAATCGGATTATCCAGACTATCCTTAGTCTGCTTCATGATGTCGATACTGCGGTAAATTAAGGACATATTATTTCACCTTTTCCACACTAAAGCGGAGATTAATTACCATTGTAGTACTTGTACTTGTCGAAGTGCTAGTGGTAGTCGAGGTCGTCGTCGTCGTGGTCGAAGTCGTCGTCGTCGTGGTCGAAGTCGTGGTCGAAGTCGTTGAAGTGGAGGTAGTCGTTGTCGTGGTAGTGGTCGACGTGGAGGTCGTGGTCGTTGTCGTAGACGTGGAGGTCGTGGTAGTGGTCGTTGAAGTTGAGGTAGTCGTTGAGGTGCTGGTTGACGTACTCGTTGACGTTGAGGTTGTTGTATTATCACAAAACGCAACATCAGTCGAGAAAGTAGGAGTATTTCCACCCGTTAAGGTATTTCCGTTACTGGTCCGGTCAACATAGTTGTTGTCCAGTTGCCAGTAGCCGACTAGGTTAGCCTCATTTCCGGCTAGCTCACGGGTCCGGTTATTGGCAATTTCGGTAACTGTGCGAACTACAGTCCAGACTCGAACATCATCAACCAATCCATTTAAATGCAGTGTTTCATCGTCAGTATTACCAACTCTAAAGGCTGCCGTCCCATTATGAATTGCGGTAATTGATCCGGTTTGAGTGGTACTCTGTTGGACTCCATCGACATAGAATTTAGCCTCCGCTGTGCCTCCGGCTCCTAACTTCAATGATACTGCCAGGTGATACCACGTAGCTGCCGAAGGAGTCCAACCAACTGACACGTTCAGTGTTTCGGTTGTTCCATCGGCTGAACATACAAGCTGCAAACCATTTCCGGATACAGACGTAAAATAGTAGGAAACCTGACCAGTTAAGTATTTGGTCACAATCGCCATATCTCCGGCAGCCGTGGCCGGAGTAGTCGTGAACTTAACCCACGCTTCAATCGTGAAATCACTGTTGAGATCTAATGTACCGTTCTGAGCCGCATCAGTAATTCCCGCAAACTGAGAAGAAGCCCTCGTCAGACTAAGAGAATGGCTGTTGGAACAGGGAGAAATGGTAGTCGTGGTACTGGTAGTACTCGACGTTGAAGTCGTTGTGGTCGTTGTTGATGTCGTTGTGGTCGTCGTTGAGGTGGACGTAGAGGTGGTCGTAGTTGTCGTTGAAGTAGACGTAGACGTAGACGTGGTGGTAGTAGTCGTTGAGGTGCTGGTTGAGGTAGTCGTCGTCGTGGTTGACGTGGACGTGGAAGTCGTCGTGGTCGTTGTCGACGTGGATGTGGTCGTGGTGGTGGTAGAGGTGCTGGTAGATGTCGTTGTGGTCGTCGTTGAGGTAGACGTAGACGTGGTGGTAGTCGTAGTCGAGGTTGAGCTAGACGTAGAAGTGGTCGTCGTGGTGGTTGAAGTAGAACTCGATGTGGATGTCGTGGTCGTAGTTGTCGAGGTGGACGTGGAGGTGGTCGTAGTAGTTGTTGAGGTGGACGTGGTTGTAGTCGTTGTCGAACTCGAAGTTGAGGTCGTCGTAGTGGTAGTCGACGTGGAAGTTGAAGTGGTCGTCGTCGTTGTCGACGTAGAGGTAGTGGTTGTGGTAGTTGACGTGGATGTTGAGGTGGTTGTTGTCGTCGTTGAGGTAGACGTAGACGTGGTGGTAGTCGTGGTAGAAGTAGACGTAGAAGTCGTCGTCGTCGTGGTAGAGGTAGACGTGGTAGTTGTCGTCGTTGAAGTCGAAGTCGTGGTGGTCGTCGTTGAGGTTGAGGTGGTAGTATCCGCTGCTACTTTAAATGAAGCAGCTTTAATATCCCATGTTCCACTTGTTTGTGATGCTGTTGCAGCTTCACTCGCAGTTACAATATGATACTCATCAGCAAAATATTTTTGAGTATCTCCAGTAACAGCAAAATTAACTAAACTATATCCACTTCCAGCAACAATACTATCATGAAACCCAATCATGATTGCACAAATTACCTCTTGAGAAGCGGTTACTGTTAATGAAGCAGAAGCAATAGATGTACCTGTACCTGTACCTGTTTTATTGTCACTTATAGGATCAGAAGCAGTTTCTACTCCACTAAATTGCAATACTACAATTGACCTATATACAGTACCCGCAGATAAAGTAACTGTAACAATATTACTGGCATTACCAGTACAATTATAAGCATAATAAATTCTAAACTTATTATTTGCCGCTCCTGATAAAAGTTCAGTTCCAGCCTGAAGCCAAGTGTTGTTAGCTGTATCAGCTATCGAACTAAAGTTTCCACCACTAGCATCAAATGTTAAAAGTACTACAAGTAAATTTCCAGAAGTATGAGAAGTAGCAGGAGTAGCAATTGTGGTTGAACTTGCACTTCCTCCTCCTTGATTCCTATTTACAAAAGCAATAGCCATATTATGTCTGTTCGATTATATCCACAAATATCGGGAACGAATACTCGACTGTCGTTGTCGTTGAAGTAGAGGTAGTCGTACTGGTTGAGGTAGTAATAGTCGTGGTGGACGTAGATGTTGTGGTTGATGTCGTTGAGGTTGACGTTGTGGTCGTCGTCGTTGAAGTCGTCGTGGTCGTGGTTGAGGTAGAAGTCGTGGTTGACGTTGAGGTGGTAGTGCTGAAGATCGGACAATATGCAGTAGCAGATGATCCCAGTTCCAGTTGGAACGCATCGTAGTAAGCAGTGATCGCTCCGTTATTGTTAAAGATCCGGATCCAGAGTTTAGCTGAACCAACATCAGTAGTGATGGCAATTGTCTGCCGGGTCCAGGTGGCTGCATCTACTAAGGTAGCTGAACCGACTACGTTCCCGCCAAACGGTCCGCCATCCCGCACCAGTACAATCGGCGCAAATCCGGAGGTAATAGTCATTTTATAGTAGAAAGTTAACGTATACAGCGTACTGGCACTCACCGGAATCCCGGAATTAAGATCGTTAGTTGTCGAGAAGTTAGCAAAATTACCAATAGATACCTGTTTAATCGAATACAGCCCGTCATACGGATCCTCACTCGTTCGGGTAAAGTCAGGATCGAGGCTCCAATAATTCGTATTTCCTTCAAATGAGGGGTTAAGCAACATATTAGAACAGGCTGAGTAAATAGTCGTCGTGGTAGAAGTTGAGGATGAGGTAGACGTAGACGTACTCGTCGTTGTAATCGAAGTTGAGGTGGTCGTCATTGAGGTAGAGGTGGTCGTTGACGTTGTTGACGTTGAGGTCGTCGTAGTCGTCGTTGAGGTAGAACTGGTCGTTGAGGTTGAGGTAGTCGTCGTCGTTGTCGACGTTGAAGAGGTCGTTGAAGTTGACGTTGAGGTCGTGATCGAGAGTGTTGTCGACGTTGACGAAGATGATGAGGATGAACTTGACGTAGAAGTAGTCGTAGTTGTCGTTGAGGTTGAGGTGGTCGTAGTGGTTGAAGTGGTCGTTTGATCCGCCGTGGTGTACTCAACTAGCAACCAGAGCGTTGAAACATTACTATCAACTACATCAGCAGTCAGTTGCCGGACACCGATCTGAGCCGTATCTAAGGTAGCCTTTGTCCAGTCAATTGCCGAAGTTCCCGGTAAGTCGTATAAAGTTAAGGCATAGTTAAAGGGGGTAGCTATGGTATTAGTAGCAAAGGTAGAAGAAGCTGGTGCAATTGTTGAACTTTCCTCTACTGTCCCACTAGCTGAGGCTTTGACCCGCAGGACAAAATCATCCCCATCTGCAGTGCTGGAAGCCTGAAACCTGACTCCCACCTGTACCAGTCTGATAATGTCATTAGCATTAACTGCAGCAGGTGTATCGGCAAGGGCGTAATCATCAATCCCCGTTCCTGATGCCGGGCTAACAATGTAGTCAATCGAGTCATTCGGAGCTATCTCATCAGTCTGACTCCAGTTAGCTCCGGAATCTAAACCGCCTCTGGTCCAGTTATTATTGTCCCCGACACCACTAGGTAGCAGGTGAATAATTCCCCCTGATCCCGGATAGAAAGTCTGGAATGATCCGGTGGTGTCATTAACCGCAATATCGTCAAAATACAAATCATAGGAGCTTACCTGACTAAACTGCCCGACTAGCACTTTCCCGAAATCAGACGGGTTAGAGCTGGTAGTAGTTGAGGCAAATGCGGTTCCATTTACCCTTCCTTCAAGTATCTGCTTGGCATTACCCGTGTCGTGCTGACAGAGCAGTTCTATCCTGTACCAGGTATTTAAAGACAGGGCTGAACTGGGACTGCCAATAGTAACAGCACTGTCAGTTAGGATAAGTGTCCCGTCAGTCTGCAGGCGGATCTTGGCAATCGTTGAATCGGAAATAGTTTGAAAAGCCAGGATAGTTCCGGTGGCATCCGGAATATCGACAATGTAAATGTATGCCCGTAAATAAACAGCCGCACTCTGATCCACGGCAGCAAATCTATAGACAGCTATAGCATACCCATTAGCTCCGGCATTACTGGCCCGTAGTGCGTATGTACCGCTGCGGACGTTAGTAGTAGAGATGGCTAAAGCGGCTCCGCCACTGGTAGCACTTGAAGTTATGTCGACATTATTAGTAAGACTGTTTGACTCAAAGCCGGAGGACCATAAACGTGCCATGGAAATTAGTATAGTACAAAAGAATTTAAACTGCTATTCGGACGGGGAAAACCTGTATGGGGACTTTTTTTGAAGAAGTCCGGAGTTAAACCCCGCCCGAATAGTAATTTAAATATCAACAATATGAATTTCCGGTATCCGGTACATTGGCTGCTTAGTCCCATCCGGTAGTGTAACTTTACCCCAGGGATCAAATTTAGTCGGCACCATCGCCGTCCCGTTCCAACTCAAGTTCCGCTCCGGAGGCCATAACGAGTCAGTATTCATCCACGTCAGTTTCGGATCAACGACTGCCCCCTTATTTTTAGCAGCCTCAGTTTCATCCTTACTCTGACCCCAGTGGTGCCAGACCCAGGACCGGGTACTGCTGACTGCCCGGTAGTATTCCCGGTAAATCCGAGCATCGAAGTCATAATCTTCGCCTCCGCCCGGATAGAACTTCTCATCAAACAAACCGATCTTTTCAAAACACTCAGTTTTAAATACGGGCATCCACATCGCAATTGCGTCACAAAGTCCAACTTTATGTAAGGGAAATGAAGCGGGTAAATCGGTGTAGCGTTCCTTTACCTCCGCAAAATCTCCCGCCAGTAAATAGTCATAGTCAGCTTCCGTAAACTCCGGCTTATACATTAAATATTCGGTGTATTCCCCGTGTGGCCGTCCGTAGCCCCACATCGGGACCCGGGGACACTCCGGGTTAACTGCCAGTATTTTACTATCTGTGGCGAATGTTTCCAACACCCCATCCCACCAGCGGTTGTTGATCCACTCAACATCGTCATTACAGCAGACTACGTACGTAGCTCCCCACCTGATCCCGTGAATAATTGCTTCATTATGCGCCTTTGAGAAGCCTAAGTTGCGGTGTGGTTTGAGAATCAGGTGAACCTGCTCTTTAGAGAGTTTGAGGCCGTCCTCAGTCTGGTCAACCACAACGACCCGGTTATTAGTCATGTCAGTGTACTTATACAGGGTATCTAAGGCTTTCTGGATAAAGTCACTGCGGACCGGGTTAAAGGTAAATACCGTTTCAATCATAGACAGGTTAACTCGCTTTCTGTCAACTCGGAGATGAACTTAAACTCACTTTCCCCGTTCCAGGGAAATTCCCATTCTTCCTCCATCTGCCGCATCCCGTTTCTGCCTTTGGGATCGGAGATGTTAATATCCTCTACATGACCGTGAACAAATAGCGGGTTACAGCTACAGTAGACTTTGATACCTTCCGGACGTTTATCCTTGTTGTAGTGCTGGTCAGCTACAATGTAACCCCGTTCTTTTAAGATGTTGTAGATCAGATGAGGATTAGAATTAACTGGCTTTGTGTAATCCGGAGTTTCGTTATACGGTTGCGGATAGGTAATCTGCCAGCCGGGAGCCCGAAATACCCGCTGAAAACCTAACTCTTCCGCCCTTCCTAAATATAGATTTGTCCGGTATTCATCCCACCTCAGTACCTCAAAATTATCCTGATGCTGCCAGCCATGTACACACAGCTGCAACCAGTCTTTATAGGGCTCAAGCAGTTTGATAAATTCCGGACTCATCCAGCCGGGAATGGCAAACATGTTGACCTTTAACTTCGGGTATTTAGCCTTCCAGTAGAGCAGGAAATTCATCCCGTTCCGGTCATACTTATCGGTCATGTCATCAAAATCAAGTGCAAGTACGTTATACATATACATCCATCAACTTTCTACAGACGATATTCCTGTTTTTATAATGATCTTCAGTTAAAGATTGACCTACTCCACCATCAGGAAGTTCAATTAAGCCACTTTCATCATTAGTTGGTATTACATATATTTTGCTTACATTCTCAATTTTGTTAGATATACAAAGGTACACATCATCAAGTGATTTCTTAGGTAAATATGCATAATTTGCTTGCATTTCCAAAGGGTATGTAAGAACATCAGTTGGAACAAAATAGACTCTGATAATGATATCTACCTCTGTAATCTCCTTCGGACTTCTTATCGGAGTATCATTTGAATATGGGGTTTCTGTTTTACCCAGGATACTTCCCTCTAATCCTAAAATTGGATCATCATCATTAGCATAATTACTGAAATTCTCTAGTGTCTTTTTTCCAACCGTTAAGTCATCATCAATGAAGAAACAGTAGTCAGTATCACAAATTGATCCTATTGCAAACCTGATGATCGGTAGAAAACTACGAGAAGATCTAATAATAGTGACCCGTTCATCAGTAAAGGTGATAGCAGGGTTATCAATGAAAATGATCACCTCCTGTGGCACTGTAGTGGCTCCCAGTAGGTCATCTACAATCCGTTTGAGGTTTCTTTCCCGTTCTTTAAAATGGGCTAGAATGATTGCGGTGATAGTCATAAATAGTCTGTTGGACGTTTTACTCCCCAATAACTTTTAATACTAATTGGTTTTACATCGGGTTTAGTTCTCTGTGCCAACTCAAACATAGTTTTCCGGCCTGTTCCTACGTAGACTGTCCGGGAAATACCATTCCAGTTTTCAATCTCCTTAATAATCAGCGGGGCAATAATCTCCAGATAATCTCCCTGTGTCCATTGGTCAGTCCAGGCCACCGGATACGGCCATTTCTTTTTAAATAAGGTTCTGATAATCAGATATTTTTCGGCTAAACATTTAACTGCTAACTCTCCGGCATACTTTGAAGCTGAGTACATGTTAAGTGGATTTTTAGCATACTCGCTGGAGATATAAACAAAAGGAACATTTCCATACTCATATAAAAGATTAAGCGTTCCCCCCAAGTTACTGTCAAATACCCGTTCAGATTCCCGTTCGGCTTTATCTACATTGGTATATCCGGCTGCATGAATAATCAGCTTGTATTTTTTCCGCTTCACAATTCGTTTAGTGATGTCTAACTCAGAATGAGAGGGAGCCTCACAGGTAAGATACTTCTGTAACTCCTGACCTAGTGAACCGCTGCCTCCAGTTAATAAACAATTACTTAGTTGCATCTTTAGTTCCTTCTCTGAAAAATTTTCTCCATGCTGGAAAAAACTTATCCCAGGTCCAGTTACGTTCAATTTCTGCCCTGCCTTTAGCTCCTATTCGTTGACAAAGTAAACGATCGTTTACCAGTAGTTCTACTGCTTCACGGACATTTTTAGCAGTAACTTCCGGAGTACTCATGTGAGTTGACCGATCCCCGGGAATAAGTATCCCGCCACCAGCTTCAGTAATCAGATGATCTATACCGCTGTTTGTGGCAATTACAGCTACCCCACAGGCTGCTGCCTCAAGTGTCGGAAATGAATAAGCCGGATCCTGATCAATCCTTAAAAGTACATCCATGCGGTTGTAGATGTTCGGTACACCAGTCCAGCGTTTATCTCCGGAAACTACATACGGCATCAAGTGTTCTCCATCCCAATCGTTCCAATTTCCCCCGTGATTTTGCCAGGAGTGGGGAAACAACATTAAATGTATCCCCTCCAGTTCACGAAGCGGTGAAATTACTGTCGTAAGCATGTGCCGGACATTGGCATGATTTCCGATATACCCGACATGTAATTTGTCACAACAGTAGTTATTCCGCAAAGCGGGAACAGGGTAAAACAGATTGGTATCAATTCCAAAACGCAGGGAATGAAATGGGGTATTGTGGGCAGTAAATTCATTCTCCACCAGTGGAGTAGCTGCTCCAGTCACCTTACAGCCAGCAGAATGACCTTCCCCGACCTGATAAATCACTACCGCTGTCTTGTATTTGTACTGGTCTATGGGAATTCCCCAGTGTCCCGCCCACAGCGGCCAAATTAAATCATATTCATCAGGGTTTCGCATAAACGGGCTTTCAGGCGGAATCCGCTGTTTATATGTTTCGTACGGAGGATAGGGATTTGAAGCTATCTCCATGAAAAATTCATCCGCCATTTCCCGGATCAAATACTCAACATGAGCTTCCACATACCAACTTGGTAGTGGCGGAATACAAAGTATTTTTTTCATACTCTTCCCAACACAATAATTATGTCGCCTCCCTTACCTTTTTTATCACCCTGCCAACTCACTTCTTCTAAAAATTCAAGTAATTGCCAACCCTCTTTACTTTTTTTATCTAAAAATGCTTTTACTTTTTTCCGGCTGAATTGGTTAAGATATTCATCCGCATATGTTCTGCCATTATCAAAAATAGGTTTAATGATATGCTCATCTCCATCATGTAGTGCATACCACAGAACACAAATGACCCGCTTTTTAGCTACCCGGCAGTGTTCTTCTAGTGGCTGTTCAAAGTCATCAAGGTGATCAACTACATGCCTGCTCCACACCACATCCCAACTCTGATCTGGTTCAGTTAAGTGCCGGGCATCTTCAACCGCAAATTCCCGGTGAGGATATTTTTCTTTTAGCCAATTAACATTCCTCTCAATAAAATCAACGCCCTTGTACACAACATCCCGCTTAATTGCATCAATTGCATCAATCGTAGTTCCGCTACCGCATCCTACATCCAAAAAACTTTCCCCATCTCTGGTGAATTTAATCAAGGGCATCAGTTGAGATACGTTAATCGTCCCGTTACCGCCCATTCTGCACCAGGTATCTATAACCGGGGTACTAAACCACCGATCCTCTTGTTTTACATCTTCCATACAGCCTCTCCTTTGTGAATAAATCTATCTACTAAAATCAGTAAGTCTTTTACCCGGGCCGCTGACGAAAATCTTTCCTGAGCAAGGTCATACCCCCGGTTGGCAATCCCATTTCTAGCAAGATGATTTACCGTGTAAAAACCGATCTTGAAAACTGCCTCGTCAACGGAACTGAAATACTCAACCCCATCCCGCAGGAACAACTCCATTCCCGGAGCATATTCATAAAGTAGGAATCCACCTGCTAAGAGAGTCTTTCCGGTCCGGTTAGACCAGTAGCCCCACGTATACGGATCTACTGAAAATCCAAGACAGATCTTACTTTCAGCTACTTTACGGGAAAAATCATGACCATAGACGGGAGGATATGCACTAAATTCTTTCGGCCATTCTTGATAGTTCCAGGAAAAGACCGTCACCGGAATTGCATGGTTAATCTGTTTCAACCACTCCTGCCGATGACCCTGATTTATCCAGGAGCCGAAGAAGGCCACCTCAATTGTTTTATCTTTAAGATGAAATCGGGGGAAGTTATTATCAGCCACATCAAACGGGAAGTAGTAGAGATTGTTTACATAGTTCGGGGTTTCGTATTTTAAAATGTCATACTTACCGCTGAACACATCATTGGCGATATACAAATCCGCTGCCTTGACTGCCTCCATGTGCCACGGCTCTCCCTGCATCCAGTCCCATACCCACAAGAAACATGGACATTTATATTTTTCTCTAGCTTTAACAATAAACGATCCATCATAAAACCCAGCCCACTTAGCAAAAATAACAATGTCTAATCTATCTATTTCTGGAACATTTTTATATTTATTTTGGGGAAACCCCTCAATCACATATTCTCGCCATTCATCTCTAGGAATACGGTATACTTTATTCCCCAGTGTTTCAATTTCACGCGCAAGGTGAGATTCGTCACTTATTTCTCCCACATAGCCACTTTGATAATTTCCTATAAATCCAACTTTCACAGTGAAGCCCACCTTTTCTTCATAAAATAACTCATTTTTCGTTTATATTCTTCTGTATGTTTTTTTCCTTTAAACGGATTATTTTCTAAATTATGCTTAGTTCTATGGTCACTAGCAGATAAAATTTCTAAATTCTCAATTCTATTATCAGTTTTAATTCCATTTATATGATGTATTTGATCTTTTAATGGTAAATATTTATCTAAATACTTTTCCATAACCAAACGATGCTCACAAACATATCCTTGTTTATCATGAAATGGATGATCCCATTTCTTAATCCTCTTATAACCATACGTGTCTATATACCAACCTCTACACTTATATTTTCTTTTCATCCGAGCCTCACTCGTGCCATACTGGTATTTTTATTATTGTACTTAAATAAGTTAAACGAACCTGTATGAGTATAGACAAACTCCGCTACCGCCCACATGACTCCCGGACTTGATTCATCACAATCATGGAAAAATAGCACGCCGTCTTTTTTAACATGCGGATACCAGGCATCAATATCCCGTTTACATCCCTGATACGTGTGGTCCCCGTCTATGAACAAAACTGAAATTTTAGGACTATTATGTTCTTTATAATCATTTGCTACTTTTACACTATCTCCCTGATAAAATAATGTTCCAGGAACTTTAGGATCTTCTTTAATATCTACACCTATTACATCAACTTCAAGTTTACATACCATCCGGGCAACTGATAATGACTTGCCCCGATCCACACCCACTTCCAAGTAAATATCTCCCGGCTGTAACTTTTCCAGATCCGGAATTATCACTTCCATATCCAGCGTACTAAAAGCTCCCGGATTTGCTTTCAGGTCTAACGCTTGTAAATCACTCATAACTTCCCTCCCATTGTGGTCTGAAAATACGTTCTTTTTTAGGAATTAAAAAATCAGCTTCCCAAATCCGGTTATCAGTTCTTGGAAATCCCCATTTATCTTCAAAGTATTTAAAATTCTTATGCCAGTACATCTGGTTTTCAGCCTGAAATGTGCCTGACGTTTGGGAGAAATGGTAAACCAAACAATTAGTATTCTGGTATGGCTGGACTCCGGCTAACTTTATTTTGTACAGTAAGTCACTATCTGAGTTTGATCCCCACGGATCGTAATTGACATCATACCCGCCAACTACATCCCACAGGTCTTTTTCAATCAGGAACGGCAAATTAAATCCTGTCCGAAATCCATCTCCATCATTATCTTCAGAAAAGTTAAAAAATCCCTGCTTGTCAAAATCACCACCCGCTCCCCCAAAAGACTTCACTCTGAAAGTCGGAGCCCCGGCTTTAGGCTCAACTAATTGGGGAGAGATACAGTGCATATCCGGTTGAAACCAGATAACCAGTCGGTTAAACCAACTAGGAGGATAGATCATGTCGTCATTAGAAACCATGATCCACGGTGTTGTAACTATCGCTGCCGCGGCATTAACCGCCTTACACTGGCCCTGATCGTTCAGGTGCATTGAACATAAGCCTTTATGTTTACACTCGTTAAGCCCGTTATGAACCCCGATGACCCGTCCTGAAAAGTCACTCAATGAAAGCAAACACTGGTCAAAGGCATACTCAGATTCAGGGCTACTACCTAAATGGGGGATGATGATAGTGACTTCATTTTCTTTTATCATAAAATGTATAGAATTTTTTAACTATATAATCTAAATCTTCTTTAGTTAATCCAGGATGAATTCCAATTAGAAAAGAGTTAGCAATAAGATAAGTAGAAACTGGAAAATCTCCGTATATATTTCCAAATATACTCTGTACGATCGGTTGATTTATAAGTGGCATCAGATACCGAGTCATAATGCCGTTATTTTCTAAAAATAGAATTAACTTATCTCTATCACCTTCTCGTAAACAGGTAAGTGCAAAGAGCATATACGAATGAGTCGCATCAGTATGAGCTAGCGGTAATTTAATAAGATTTTTTCCTTGAAGTGGTTTTAACTTACTAATTAAATATGCAGCATTATCTTGACGTTTTTTTAATTCCTTACTAAATCTTGCTAAATGACCTAAACCTAATGCGCTTTCCAATTCAGTTGTCCGATAACTATATCCAGAATGAACAAAATTAAAACGACTTTTCATCATTTCAATTGAGTTTTTATCATCATCATCAATTGAATGGTAAACTCCGTCCCGTCCGTGATTGTATAATCCCTTAATTCTAACTGCTAAGTCAGTATCATTAGTACATGCAAATCCACCAACCCCCGTAACTACTAAATGTGAAGCATATGTGGAAAAACAACTCACATCTCCCCATGATCCAACTGATTTACCTCTAAATGTTGCTCCAACTGTTTCACATGAATCTTCAATTACCTTCAAATCAAATCTTCGAGCAATTCTCATAATTTGCGTCATATTAGCTGGTTGACCAAGTAAATGAACAACTATAATTGCCTTTGTTTTTACAGTTAACTTATCTTCAATTAACTTATAATCAAGATTAAAATAGTCTCCTTCCACATCAACAAAAACAGGCCGTAAATTGTTATGAAGGACCACATTCATCGTAGCTACAAAAGTAGTTGCCGGAATAATTACCTGACATCCATCATCCCATTTGTATTTTTCCTTTAATGCATGAATTGCTACTTGCAAAGCTGAAGTCCCTGAATTACAAAATAGAGCATATTTCACATGATGCATCTTTGCCCACTTAGATTCAAACTCTTTAGTCATCGGACCATATGACAAACGATTATTACTGAGACATTTACTTACTAATTTTTTTTGAAGTGGTGAAATGGCCACTTCCCCCATATCAACTAACATTTTCATTTATTAAGTATCTCCGCATCTTTTTTCATCATATCGTCATATTCTTGATAGTTAGTATGGTACCGATAAAAGTTAGTAGCTGCCATGATGTGAGTAATCATTGTTTTACAAGTATCTACTTGTCTAATACCTACTTCTGCCATTCGTCGATAAAAATCCTTTTCAGCCAGTAGGGATAATCGTTCATCCCAACCACCCACTCGCTTAAAAGCTTCTGTAGTGATCATCAATAGTCCTGCATCCCGTGATCCAAACTTCATCGCTTCTTCGTAGCTCATTCGGTATGACTTTTTTACAAACTCTCTTGTCCGAGGCATTTGATCCGGAATTACACATTCTCCCTTATTATTTTCCAAGTACCAGCGAAGATCAGGCAACCATCCTTCTCTTACAAAAACATCATTTTGTAAGAAAACTAGATATTCTCCTGTTACTAATTTTGCTCCCTCATTCATTGACTTGGTGTATCCCCATCCGTAAGTCTTTTCGTACCGATCTATTTTTAATGTTTGATAATCATCCCTAATTGGAAATTTCTCACTATCAGACATCAAGATAAGTTCATACTCACTAAGTTCTGTATATTTGGTCACACTGGCAATAGAAGCCATTGTCATCTGTGCCTGATAAATGGTTTGTGGATATGCAGTAACAATAACTGACGTTAATTTCGGCATAGTTCCTCAATATCTTTATGGATATTAGTCTTTAATTTTTCTTTGTATAATTTTTTTAATAATTTAGTATTGGCAATTGGCCACCGTAGTTGTTCTTTATTCTTAAAATATACTAATGGAACTTGCCGATAATAAGAAAATAAGATAGCTAGCTCCTTAATACTTGTTCCCTTACCAGTTCCGACCTCAACACACGCACCATCCCATTTCGATTTCAAGGCATCTTTCATAATTGCGGCAACATCTTTAACATGAATAAAATCACGAGTTACACTTCCATCTCCATACACTCCTACCTCTTTAGATGTAAGAAACAGATTAATGATTGATCCACTATTATTATTCATACCTTTTCCAAATACGTTGTAGAGCCGTAAAATAACTACGGGAATAAATTTATTAACACATTTAACAATTTGTTCTGCTTGTAACTTACTGTCAGCATACGGAGATGAATATGGATCAAAAACGTGTAATGTTGATGGATAAATTAACTTCTTACCATACTTCGCACATAAATAAGTCACTCTTGCCGTTCCAAGTACATTAGTCATGTAGTAAGGCTTAGGATTAATTTTTGAATCTTCGACATTTGTTAATGCTGCCAAATGAATAATCACATCGTGACTCTTAACTAACTTTTCAAACAAACTATCAAAAATATCAACACCCGATTCAATATCTACTGAAAATACTTCGTGTTCTTTCAAAATAGGTCGTAAATAGTTACCTATAAATCCAGATCCACCCGTAACCAAAATCCTCATATATGCTCCCACGTTTTTTGGTTATACTCTGCAATATTTCCAAATACATTAACGGGAGGAGATACTGGATGATGCCCGTGATCTTCAGGACTCATTGAGGCTGGATAGCCCCATGGATCAGTATTTTCTCCGGCAAACAAATGAAATGCCTTCATTTTCGCTGTATACCCAACTTTATATCCTAAGGTTTGCAATCGAGAACAAATTGTCTTTTCCTCATGATTACGACTCGTTCTAATCACATGCTCCCATCCTCCCGCGTTAATAACTGCTTGACGATTCATCATCCGCATTACAGCGCCAACAATCGGCATATCCAAAACTATGCCATCTGAAGGATATGCAGTTGGATTAGTTCCGATAAAGATATGTGGCTGTAGGGCTAAAGCTGCCAAGCGGTCAACCTCCCGTGTCCGCATAATTGTCATCATCTGTTCTAACCAATCTGGTTCTAACTCAGGTACAAGAATATCATTGTCGCTAGTAATAAAATAATCAGATTCAGCCATAGCCAGGGCCAAATTCCAAGCAGCATGAATGCCAACATTAGAGGAAGGGCGTACCACCAGAAAAACCAGATTCTGTTTAATCGCTTCATCTAACACCTCCTCATTCCCCCCATTGTCTATCACAAATAAACGGTAAGGATATTTTGTCCGTTCATTTAGATACCTGATTGTTTGCTCAGTATGAGCTTGCCTAAGAAACGTAGTTATAAAAATATCTATTGGCTTCATAAGCTGTGTCCTAACTTTCCCGGATGAACGATATATAAATGAGCATCTATCGGCTCAGAATAATACTTGCGGGTATACTGGTAAAAGAGCGCATAATCATTTCCCCAGGGATTCCCCAACTCCCGAATCACCTTATTCGGCTCTGCATCGTGGGTAAAATACGGCCTGATTTCCGGGTACTTTACCTGATAATAGGCAGCAAAATCCCACGGACTGCTCATGCCTAACGATCTGGTTAGTTTACCTTCATTATCGGGATAGTTAATTTCACTACAGTCCACGTTATGCACCTCCGGCTCAGGATACCCGCCTAAGTCCTCATAAACACTTCTGTGGAAAATAAAAGTCCCGTTAACGATTGTGCCTCCACCAAACACTTCATGCCCTACATCAAATTTAGCGGGCTTGAACGCATCCCGAGGATGAGCTTTATACTCTTTCGTAATGTGAATGGACCCGAAGTTAAATAGTTTACTATCCGGATATTTAACCATCATCGCATCACACACTTCCAGGTAATAACTAATCAATTCATCGTCGCTATCTAATAATACAAACCAATCTCCTATAGCTTCCTTCATGCCATTGTAATAAGCTACAATCCGTTCCAAATGAGGCTGATTCACCACTTTAACTGAATTAGGAGTCTTGACCTCTATCGTAGAACCATCATTAATCACAATATGCTCGTAATCGGTAACTGATTGATTTAGTACACTTTTAACCGCTCGATCAAGTTGAGTTTTTCGCTGCTCAGTGTATACATGAACCGGAGTAATAATTGAATACTTCATACAGATTTTCTATATCGTAAAACCGGACTTTTATGTGAAGTGTCCTCAACTACAACTTTTTCCGGATAGTTAGTTGCTTCTACTACTACTTCTGACTGGACTACACCAACCCCTTTTTCTACATCATTCAATCCCAATGGCTCCCCCATCTCAAAATCTCTAAATTCATCTAGGCTAACCAGAATTTCTTGGCCTAATGTCCAACCCAGTGCATTGAGTGTTTCCAAATTCTTCACCCACTGAGCTACTTTTCCAGTCACGAGATATACCTTATCTCCAGTTTCATTCGTTCTGATTGTTTTATCCCCTCTGCGCTTTATTTTTGTAGACAAAGTAATAATAGGATCTTTTTCATGCTCGACTACCTCATCTTGAGGATGTGGAATCCCAAACTTATCTAAATTGTGTTTTTTACGAGTGTATTCTCGATTCCTAGTCATCGCTCCATTGATGTCTCCTGCATTTTGCATCATAAGGGTCTGTCCAGTTGCCATCCCAACATGATATGTATTTACTCGTTTATTGGCCTTATTCATCATTCCAAGAGCTTGTAAACGGTAACAGTAGTCAATATCTTCTCCCCACCCAAACTCATAATTTTCATCAAATGTACCCACCTTATCAAATACTTCTCGTTTTCCTAAAAAGAGCGAGAAATCACGAAATGGATATAAGTATTTATCGGGATCATCCATCAACCATTTATTTCTTAATTCCTTAGCCTCAACTGCTCTACCCCATGGTTGACTGTACATCGGACAAGCATTAACAATATCCACATATTTAGTAGCATCAATCAAATCCTCTAACCAGTACTCAAATATCTGAACGTCATTAGACAATACCGCAATATATTCACCTGAAGCCATCTCAATTCCTTTATTCCACGCCCACGCACAACTCATACCGGCATCATGCTTATAATATTTGTCTACTACTTGGTCCCATTTCCAACCACCCAATTCAACTGTTGATCCATTATCAACTACTATAATCTCGTAGGGAGTTTTCTCTTTATGGGTAAAATATTTCACTGAACCAATACAGTTTCCCGTATAATGACAAACTGGATAATCAGTATTTCTAATACCAATAACAATACTAGTTAATCCTTCTGTAATCATTTTTTTGGATAACGGCTCAAATAATCCTCATTTAACAGTTTTACTGTTTCTAACAACTTACTCTTAGAATAATTTTCAAAAGCATCTAAATCTTTTCGCAAACACTTCCCACCTGCTCCTCTTCCACCCTTATGCCAAATATCCAAATGATTTTTACCAATCCATTTTCGGCTATACATGATCTGTTTTATTGTTTCGTAATTAGCTGTAATCCGCTGTGCTATATCAAATATCTGATTCGCAAATATTACCTTAGTTGCATAAAATGTGTTTATAGCATATTTAGCCATTTCTGCTGTTACTGTATCAGTTGTAAATATTTTAGCTCCCTTAATATGTCCCTCATAAATTCCAACCACATCATCAATGTAGTTTTTCTGTTCTCCACCAATAACCACAATATCGGGATGAATACTATCCTCAGTAGCCGTATCTTCAGATAAAAACTCTGGATTTGAAATTACTGAATGAATATTTAATTGACTCATAATATATTTAGCCGTCCCAGGAATAACCGTGGATCTTAAAATATAGACGTTTTGATCATGGGGCAATTCTTCTAATTGACGGATTAATTCAAAAATATCTTCTCTGAAACAGTCACTCTTAATTGTAGGAGTAGGTAGACAAATAAAATGATAGCGTTTATAGGCAGCTTCCTTAAGAGTAATAGTAGCTTCCTTTTTACTAAAGTAAGAATGAATATTAAAGACACTAGCAGTTGCTTTACCTACTGTTCCCCATCCATATACTACCGCATTATCCATATATAAGAGGCTCTAACTCATGAGTAAATATATATTGTAAATTTCGTTCTCGTTTAATCTTTATCCACCGAGCATATGCTTGCGTATGGCGTAATTGATTAGCAATCATACCTGCCGTTTCCCGATGATAATCTTTTTCATAACTGACTCGCTCTTCAGGAGAAGCATCATTTGGACCATATTGAGTAGTCGTATTACCATCTAACCCACTCATGACATCAATATTTGAACTAAACTTCCGGTAAATTGCATCCGGCCCGAAAATATCTCTAAATGGGGGGAAATCCTGATTTAGCACTAAGACTCCACGACTGATAATTATAAATTCTTGAGTCGTTAAAGAGTATGATTCAGATACAGAAGGTTGAATGAATACATTAGATAATGCAAATAACTCTGCTGTACTTTCATGCGGTATCTGTACAGTCCACTCCGGATCAAACTCTGAAGTAAAAGTTAATTCTTGGGCATTTAACCCCCAATCAATCCCAAGCTGCTTAAGTTCATCCCGATAGGTGACTTTATCCCCACCAGTAGAATGGAAATCAACTACAATCACTCTGACATTAAATCCTCTGTCTTTGAGCATCGCCAGTGTCTTAATTACCATCTGTACTTGTTTACCCCGATCTAGTCTAACCGGATAAATTGCTACCGCATCCGCTTCAAGTAACTTCTTCTTTTCTGCCAACTTAATTACCAACTTATCCTTAATCCGCAGTAACTTATATACATCTGAGGGATGGTGAACAATCTTAACCACCTCTGGATCCACCTTAAAATTTTCAGCAATTCGAGGAATTGAATAGTGATTGAAAAAAACATAATAAGAATTAGGAAATGGTTCACTAATAATCCTGGCATACTCATCAGTAAATACACCTCGTAACCTCCCCAAAGTGTAAGGAGAAGTAGCAGAATGAATCCAATGCGCCCATTTCAATTCTGGCCTATCTTTAGCAACTTTACGACATGCTACATTATGTTTAAGAGCAGATGGTTGATAAATTAAGTCATGAGAAATCACAAAATCAACATCAGAGACAATAGCTTTAATATCCTCAGTTAAAGCATCTACATCATCATCAAAAGTGGGATCTTTTTTGACCTCATTGTGGCATGGAACTGTGGTCATTCCCCGCAATTCCACCCCAGAATGAGCGTACCAGCCAACCGGCGTAAAACCTTCAGCGACGGTAACGACAACTTTATATCCATTGGTGACAAACATCTGGATCTGATCCTGAACTACTCTATTTAATGAGTATGCTTCATCAGCATTACTAAACTGGGTAAAGATCAGAATTTTTTTACCTTTATTTTTCATACAGGTTTATTACTTATAACATTATATCATAGTTAACTGAAAAAACAAGCATTAAATATCAGTTGCACTTGTACCTTCAACTAATGCTACAGATACAGACTTATTTGCATCTCCACCCGCCATATCCACATACAAATCAGTTCCAAAATAGAGTGGAAAAGGGAAACTTTGAGTAGCAGAACTAGTACTACTATCAGCTTCAAATTCCCACTTAATTGTACCTGCTGCTCCACCATCACGTAATTTTATTATTAAGTCAGAAGCTCCCGGAAAAGCGGTAATGGCTGCCACTTCACACGCCCGTTGAACTACATATCCATTGGCAGTGACTCGTTTAGGTTTTGCAAATTTATTCATTTACTCCTCCTCTAAACATTCCCGGCGCACCAAACTTAGGCCGTAACTTCATACCTTGACGTTTCACTGATCCCGGACCTACCCATTCCACCCCATCCTGATCCACCATTGGCCGCTCATAGGTACCTCCGGTTAAAGCGCCAGCGTACTCATCTAGTCGAGGCTTACCTGCAATTGCTTCCTGAGTTGAATAGACCTCACCATCAGGTTTAGCTGCCTCCATTTCTTCAATCATCGCCATCGCTTCTGGACTCATGTTATGACTTTTCATGTGCTGTTGATACGCAATTAACGTATCAGTTTCAAACTCTCCCATTTTACACACATGACATTTATATTCTTTATCTGCTTGAATCTTGCGGTATTTGTCAATCTCATGTGGCTCTACTCTAATTAAAAAGCCAAACTTTTTTAATAAATATTCACCCACATTTTTCTCAAAAACCTTCATTTCATTGCGTTTAATTGACCACCACATTTTTTGAAACATATCCCGAATGACGTTTGGAGTAGGATTTTTATCAACTGGCATTCCCTTGCGAAGCAATTCAGCTTCCCGATCAGGCGACATAAAAAACTTCGGACAAAAAATAATTACTTTATCAAACCTAAGTGGCTGAACAACACTTTGATTCGTAACCGTATCCACTACCGCCTCAGGTTTAGCCTCTTCTACTGGAACAGATTCAGTATGCCATTTCTTCATGTGCAGCATTAAAATATGAGCTGGCATTTTCTTATGACAAATTTGACATTCTTTCATAGTCTCCTTTAAGCAGTTGTAGTCGTAGATGTACTCGTACTCGTTGTTGTACTCGTAGTAGAGGTAGTTGTCGTCGTCGTTGAGGTAGAAGTACTTGTAGTCGTCGTCGTCGTTGAAGTAGAAGTTGACGTTGACGTACTTGTTGTAGTCGTCGTTGAAGTTGTCGTTACATTAATAAACGAAATCTCCCGCCATCCACTCCCTGTATATCTGCGCCACTTATCAGTATTTTGATTGTAGTATTCCTCACCTGTCTGCGGATCTATAGGATCAGCAGTCGCCTGTTTAATTTTACCTGCAAAAGATGAAAATTTAGTCATATTACATCGCCACCGTCAATTTTCCAAACCAAGCACTTCCATCATAAATATATAAAATATTACTCGTCGTATTGTAATACATTTGACCTGCCTCAATATTTTGAATTTGATCTCCATCAGCCGGATTTGTTGTTCCGGTTAACAATGAACCTCTGTAATCAGTCGCATGTGTTTCAGTTGATAATAAATCTTGACTCATAATTTTTACCCCGTTGTAGTTGTTGTTGATGTACTACTAGATGTTGACGTTGATGTACTAGTAGAGGTAGAAGTAGAAGTTGTTGTCGTTGTTGTAGAAGTTGTTGTCGTTGTAGTTGAAGTACTCGTAGATGTACTCGTAGATGTCGTAGTAGATGTTGAACTTGTAGTAAATTGAGCGTAATGCCACTCTGAACCATTATATACCCGCCACTGTTTTAATGTCGTATCAAAATACTCATCACCTTCAACTGCAGTAGATGGGATAGCCGTTCCTGTTTTCACCCTACCCTGAAAATTCCCGTATGTAGTCATGCTTTCCTTAGTATTATTACTCTTTTTAGTAAGAGTTGCAAGCCCTGACACTGTAGGCTTGCTTTCTTACTGTTTACTTAACTTGAGTAAGCTGCTCCATCTCCCTTAGAACCCCAAACACCTCGCCAATCGGAAAATCCGACTGAGTAACGCATCCGGGACTTAAAAAGGAGGGCTCCAGTATCAAACGCACTGTCGTTCTTGAATTGGTTGCGAACTCGCCAAAACCAGTTCAGCTTATGTTGACTTTTATCCAAAAGGAACCAAACCGTGTTGTTAGTCGTAATATACTCCCACGGAACGATCTGGAATTTACCCTTGTAGAAATTAAGGTCATTATCGGCTGTACCTGGTCGCATGGTTGAACCAACAATAATTTCAGCGGTTTTCTCCAGATCCACTGGAACAACTAATAAGTCTGGCATCACCTGAATTATCAAACCCCGATCGTCGAGTTGCTGTCTAAAAGCAATTCGAGCTGTTTCGACATTTGATTCAGTCAGCGTAATACCTGTTGCAGATGCATTTGACTGTGAAGTTCCCCCATCGCTTCGTGGATGAACCGTTGAACAAAGATCCTTTGCATCTCCACCTGTTACAGTAGAAGTAAATGCATTATTAAATACATTTGCTGCAGAAGTTTCCTGTGTTCTCCGAGCACTTCGTCCCAATTGGGCGGCTTTCCGTTTAATGACGTTGTATTGATCATCTTCCCAAAGAACTTCAGATACTTTAAATCCAAGCGAATACTCATCATGCACATACGTCACATCATACATCTGAATTGGATCATCGTAATCAAGTGACGCATTTTCCGTCTTAATAGTATGAAGTTTAAATCCGGTAAATCCGGTATCCGTTTCATCCTGTTTAGACGAGGTAAGCATGTTAAAAATGCTAGGATAAACCAATTGCTCCTCCTGAAACGCATCATCGTACACTTCCCGTAATCCGGGCTCTAGTAAATCGCGTGCCTGTGATCTCGTTAACATATAGTATTGCTGACTTTATGAAGGTGTAAACGACAAGGTCTGTGGTGCTGCCAACTTAAATAATCCTTTAGTTGCATCCCCATCTTCATCTGGATTAAGTTTCCACAGTTGAAATTGACCAACGGTTGCACTAGATGATCCCTGATTAATCTGATTCACAGATGTTAAAGGAAAAAATAGTTTCAACATCGCGGTAGTCAAACTTCCACTGGTAACATTGTACCAAAGAGAATTGGAATCGGGAATTACTACAGCACAAATCTTATCTACTGTTTGATTATCACTTGCAGCAGTATATGATTGAGTAGAATTAGTATACGTACCCGTTTTAACCACGTGAGCATTTTCTAAGTCAATGTTTTTACTATTTGCTAATCCAATACAAATTCCATAAATTCGAGTACTGGAAGTAGCGGGAATAATAAACCCAGATGACATAGAAACCGCATCACCAACTTTAACTACTTGACTGTTCCCGATAATTAAAAGTTCTTCAATAGGATTATCTTTACCATTTATTTGACCTCGATAACTAAAACCTGCCATAAAATCTCTATTTCACTCTCCTTCTGCGGATAAAATTAGCTGACGCTTCCCCGTTCTTTTAAGACCTCTTTTTTACGCATGAGGTATTTTTCCGGGGATATTCCCAAGTTTTTTGCCATCTGTTCCTCTTGCGGAGTTAACCTTATCTGATCCTCACGGATCGTAGCTCCTGATAATGAACCAATAGCAGCCTGATTATTCTGTTCCTGGGCCAATCCACTTTGCTGGTTATCAACCGCAACCACATGTGACAAACGATATGCCCGTTCTAAATCACGCCGTAACGACTTTAATGGCCGTTCTGACACAATTTGGGTAATTGTTTTTCTGCCAGTCGGATCAAACATATCAGCAAACTCAGAAGAAACCTTCTGTAATGCCTCCTGCTTTTCCTTTACCGGAAGTTTATCAATTCCATATTTGGCATAAAATTCGTCAAATATTTGGTCCTGCAAAGCACTCCGAGTGTCGTCCACCAACGGTGAACTTTGATTTGACGGGGTTGAATTTTCAGGCTGGGGATTTTGGTTAGGTGATTGCTGATTAGCTGGTTGTCCTTTTTTAGCATACCACGCCTCAACAGCCTTGATACGCTCCGGATCAGCATAGATTAGCTCTGTTAACTCAGATAATGTCTGACGAGCTTTCACTGCGTCAGCCTGAAGTTTCAGGGCATCATCAGCCTTTCTTCGGGCATCAGCTACCTCACTTGACTGTTCCCCCAATTTCTTTTCAAGCTCCACATACTGCTTCGCCAACTCTTCCGCTGTTTTCCCCTTTAACTTCTCCGGAACTTGAAAAGATTGTGAATGTGCGTCACCTCCTTGACCCGCTTGTCCGGCTGGTGCAGCCGGGGCTACCGTTGCTCCGCCATCAGGCGGGGTAGTTCCTAAATCTGGCATGTCTTACTCCTTTCGAGTAGAGTGGGAACCCGCTTGAAGGTTTCCCCCTTTAATAGTAGTAAGGATAGATACAATCCTATAAAAAGTCAAATTACTTCTTTTTCTTTTTTTTCTTAACTACCTTTGAGCCGTATTCACTAGTCCACTTCCGGGCAATCTCCGGATGGTTAGCCCACATAAAACGGCGTTGTTTCTTTGACCGAAACGGCATAGTTATTTTTTTCCCTTAGCAGCTAACTTCTGAAATCGTTTCTTACCATACTTTTTCCGGCCAATTGCCGCCGCAACCGCTTTCGGATTCTTAACCTTGCCCGAAAGTTTTTTTGTCAGGGCTTTAAATCTGGCTCCTGAACCTAGTTTAGCTTTCGCCATACACCTCCTTAGTGCATCATTTTTTTCTTCTTCATCATCATGTCCTTTTCCTTCATCATCATTTCCTTCTTACCGGATTTTTTCGCATACTTCTTAGCGGCTTTTTTACCCTTCTTCGTATAAGGAAATTTTTTAATTTTTCCTCCAACTTTAACCTTCGGCATTTTTTACCACCTCCTCTAGTTCTCTAATGCGTTTTTGCAATTCCCTAACATAAGTCCAAGTTTCATGCCCTTTTTTCTTTATAATAACTAAATTTTGTGGTCTATTATCATCTCTAACTCCATTTAAATGATGAACTAATTCATCTTTTTTTATTTTCCTACCATACTTATTTTCTGCTACTAAAATGTGTTCTCCTGTATATCTACTAAGGCCTTTCTCATGGGATTTATTTTTATCCAATAAGTAAACATATCCCTGATCTATCCTTTTACCACCCTTCCAGGAATGATTTAATTTACCCTTATTTCCATACCCAACATGATTTATACATGTTTTTAAATATCCTTTAAATCTCCCCTTATAATAGTATTCTTTAACCTTATTTTTACAATAAATACATATCCTGGCTTGACGTATGCCCTTTTTCATATATATTTATTATAGCATAGTATTTCTTTCCGACTGTTGGCATATAATCACCCCCTTAAACTATCGTGAATAATACGGAGCAAGTTCTTCAGGACTGTAATACTGACCCCATTTATCCTTACTGGCATCCCACCACGACAACCGCTTCTTAGAAATCGTGTAGGCAGCAGCTTCCGCATTAGCCACCGGATCAGTTTTCGGAGTTGACGCTGGAAATCCTAACTCCCGCATCACCTGTTTCCACGAAGTGTCTAAAAATTGAAACATCCCGCCCGCGGTACTTTCCGGATTTGGAGGCGGAGTCGGACTCAAACTACTCTCTGAAGCTGCAATATCGAAAAGCAAACTGGCCGGAACACCGTACTTTGCAGCTGCCTGATTAATTGCTGTCACCGAATTTGCATTTGCCTTAGTTGCTCCCGTCCAATCAAAATTAGGTCGCCTGCCATACTGACTAGCCGGAGTAGCAGCTGGAACTTGCTGAGGAGGACTTTGGGCCGGACGAACCGATGGTTGTTGAGAGGGAACCTGACTCGGAGCAGTTGAAGGTTGAGCTGACGGCCACTGAATATCAAAATGAGGTGGCTTCCTGACAGCAGGCTGCTGATCCGCAAGCGGAGTAATAACTGGCTGTCCGAACGGATTGGGGATATTGCGCTTAATATTCTGCCACAACGATTCAGCAGCTCCTCTAATCGTTCCCAGGAAATCAGTCCGGTTTGGCTCAGGGAGGGGAGAGATTGCCATTACTGCTCCTTTCCCTCCATATTTTTATCCAGCATCTTTCCGGCATGAGAAATCAGGTAATCCAGTAACACCAACACCGATACCCGCCCGGCGTGGAAATTCTGTTTACTGTTTACTTCGATTAATTCATCCACCGACTTACCCGGTTTTGACAAGTAGTACACCATCTCCTTAGCCCGGACCGCTAAAATATCAAATATCTCCAGTAAATCAGCATGTCCCTGGTCTGACAACTCCTGGAGAAACTGCAGTTGTTTATTAGTCAGCAGCTTTAAGACCTCTTCACCCTCAACTGATTTTTGACTTGGATCAACTCGTCGCATATTAGAATCCTCTGGCTACATCCGCTCCCCCCTGCATCCTATTTGGCATCACCTGTTTCATCTGGTTGCCCATATTACCCTGTCCGGAGGCGTTATTGGTAATCGGTCCCGGAGGCGGAGCCTGAGTTGGAGCCGGAGCCTGCCCCCCGCCCGGGGTTAACCGGGCTTGTTGGGCATCATTTCCGGCCAGTCGTGCCTGCTGGACCATCATCTCCCCTAAAATATGCACGATTAGCCTGATTGCGGGAGATTCTTTAGCAACTTGGTCAATTATTTGGGCTGTATCCCCCCCGGCTTGTACCTGCTGTGATAATTGCTGGGCAATCTGCATATCCTGCGGTGAAAACTTAATTTGCGGACTTTTCAGGAAGGCAATATGAATCTCAGTGTGAATTGGTGACGATCCCGGCGTTCCCAGTGGCGGAATCGGCTCGCCCTTAACGACCATCTCATTCTCCTGCGTCGCTAGTTGGACTAATTGGCTGTTTCGGCCCTGGGCCGGATCTTGCTGTTGCTGTTGATCAATATGATAATCCTCTGGATCTAAATCGTTAGCATCTAAAACTGCATCACCAAGTTTAACAATATCATATCCCTGACCTTGCATCGCAATAGGAGCTAACCGATCAAACATTTCCACAATTTTAGCTTGCATTAACGGTTTAGAGATCGGCATGGTTGATCCGGCCTCAAACCGGATGTCAAATCCGCCTCTTGCTACCGGAATAAAGGTATCCGGAGTCGCTTCAAAGAAGGAAATTCCTTTGACTGGCCGCTCCTGCACATTCCCGGCCTCGTCAATAAACAGATTCTTATCCTGCAACCGCAGTTCCCGGTACGACTTCTTAAAATACTGGCCGTTTTCAATCACTAACTTATTCTCCATACTGTATTTTTCAATCGCAATCCGGGCTTTTTCACTCTCATCGGGTCCCACAATCCGTTCCAGTCGTGGCTGTGAGTAAAACTGGATGATATTGGATACCCGCAGTCTGCCAACATCTACTAAAAATCCTTTTTCCAGTAATCTGAGCTTCATTTTCACCCGTTTGAGGGTTGATTCCTTTAAAATGGCAGCCTCAGTGGCGGTTGAGGGAGTCGGCAAGCCCTGGTTACGGTCCTCAATCCCGGTAACTTTGACCGCATCCATCTGCAGCTGTCCCTGCAGCATCTCCACTGAACGGGGAACATCGCCGTATTCGGCAAACTTAATTGAGTTGGGATCCTCAACCGGAACCATGCCGTGTGGCCGGGAGATTAAGTCCCGCTCGTCTAAGTTCTCATTCCGGGACACAAACACCATCTTATCAATATCCAGATGCGCCCGATCCATCAGCTGCCTGCGGTAGGTATTTAACTCCTCCTGAATTGAATCCAGCAGCTCACTCTCACCTTTCCCATAAAACTGATGTGTTCTGCGTACATCTACGGCTCGGGCAAACGGTAATTGTTTGTGTCCATACGGATTTGGTCCCATCCGCACTACCACATCGTTAGCCACAATCACCAGACTGTCTTCAGGCCTTCTCGACCAAAACCACAACACCTCAACTTGGCGGCCCCGGTCAATTCCCTGCGGTGGCTGGTAAAACTCGTAGTAGTTGGTGTCCCCGGCTCCCGGCTTAACCAGCTTGGCATTATCTAACGAGTCCCAGTGCGAGCCGACAAAAAAGGTTCTAAAGTCATCAATGTCTAAAATATACCGCCTGATGGCATCTTTGGCCTTGTACGGGCCCCGGTTAATATCCCGGCAGTCCGGATCAACTAAGAAGTCATCGTTCCTGATTGATTCTAAATACACATCATCATAATCAACCTCATCCACGTCCTCATAAATGACTTTCCGCTTTTCCCCTTTGCCTTCAAACCCGGCCGGACGCTTGATGATCCTCCGGTCCTTGAAGTAATACTCCTGACCAATCGCCGTCCCCTCAACTAAGGCATCTTTGATAATGTCAAATAACTCAATATCGCTATCAGCCACTTCCCAGGTGTAGTCAAAAATATGGCGCATCACGGTGGCTTTCGGTTTATCCTCACGGGAACGGGGGAGAATAATCGGCCGGGGTTCCTGATCAATCATTTCCGCAAGTAACTGCTCAACAACTGAAGTGGTTAAGGGGATGAAGTAGTTAGATTGCCAGTCGTTCGGGTCCCGCTCATTTCGTAAGGCTTCCCAATTCCTGCGCCAGCGTTGGATCTCAGTCATCACCTGTGTCCGCTTGGGGTCATTTCTGATCTCGTAGTAGCGTTTGTAGACGTGTTTTAAAACATCAGCTTCTTTTCCAGTCGGGGCATACTCAGTGCGGATTAAGGGAACATCAACCGCCGGATTCACAACTTTTTTAGCCATACTTAGTATAAATAGTGGTTACTTCCCCGGTCACTGCTGCTGCCGGTGGCCCGCCGGGGAGCTGACACAATATCCTTCAGGTATGATAACGCATCAACAATATCATCATGTTTCCCCCGGGGAAAACGGGTCAACTCATCTTCTAAATAGTCATTATATACCAAACCCTTATTATGCAGCACTACCCCGTTTGCATACAGCGGTTGCAGGCCCCGGATCCGCTCGTCTTTACTGCGCTCCTCGGGCCGCACTTCGACAATCGGCAAATACTTGTGCCGCTTCCGGCCCTCTTCATTGATAGAGTACTGCAACACTTTCTGAAACGCAACGTCCTCAATGGCAATCTCAATCGGATGCCACCGCTCGTAAATAATGTAGAGTTGCTCAATCAGTTGGTGCGGAGTCACCCGGTCCCGGAAAATATCCAGGATATACCAGTTATGGAAATGGTCCACCCCCACCGTCACCATCGCCGTGTAGTCAGCCTCCTTGTCCAGAGAAATAGCCGGGTCAACCGCCGTAAACTTATTCAGCGGCCTGCCCCGCAACTCCGTTTCATCGTAGTGGTGGAACCACTCCCGCCTAAATGTCGCATCCGTGTCGGGAATCACCTCATTTAAATATTGGCTGGAAAACTCATATGGCCCCTTCTCCCGGTACAGCTTTTCTAAAACACTGCGGGTAAACTTCTCCGGCCAGATCGCCTGAAAGGTATTCGGATCCCGCAAGTTCCCGGTAAAGGCCGGACGCAGATAGACATCAAAACTGGAGATCATGTCATTTTCCTTATCCATGATCCAGCCATAGAGATCCTCATCGTGCCATCTGGTGCCTAAAATAATCAGCTCCCCGCCGGGCTCCAGTAAGTCAAGAATATCTTTTAAGAAGAGGATCGTTTTATCAATCTGCTCCCGGGTGTTAACTGAATCCCGATTGACCACATCATCTAAAATAATCTTGTCGTAATGTTGGGACACTAAATTTCCGCCCATGCCAAACCCAGTCAGGGTTGCCTCTTTCTTACCATGTGCTTCCTTGGCAGCCTCGAGCGTAATCTGGTCATTCGTCCAGGACACCGGGTTATCAGCGAGTGAGCCGAACCGCTCCAGTAATTTACCGTTGAATTTGAGGTTGCGCTGGATCTGCCCCACAAAGGTGGTGGCCATCCGGTAGGTGGCGTTGGCAATTAAGATCCTGACTGAAGGGTCAGCATAAATCCACTGCAGCGACTTGCCGACTGTGATTAAGGTGGATTTAAGATGTCCCCGGGGAACCAGCACCAGCTTGAACCGCTTGGGATTGTGATCAATAAACGAACACAACTCCTTGTGAAACGGGGCCAACTTGACCGTCTTATCTCCCCCCTCAACTCCGAGAGCAAACTTGTTAAACTTAAACAAGTTCCCCAATAACACCTTCCGAATTAAGGCGTTGTTGATCTCGTCCTCCTCCTGCATCTTCTTAATTAACTGTTCTCTGGTATCCTCGCTCATTTCAAATACACTCCTGACGGGGGATGAGCTTCCAAATAGGAGATGGCATCATCTAACTTGTTCACGCTCGTCCGGCAGGCCTGCTCATCGTAGAGGCCCAACCCGCACGGGGTGAACGCTCCGGCATGAATTTGTTGCCATCTATCCACTAAGAGTAACTTAATCCCCTGTTTGTTGACATCTGACTTGACTGTATAACCCGGAGGCAGCTCTAAAAACGACAACTCGTATCTGACAATTGTGTCCACGTGGCGGTAGTAGTCCAGCTTTTTTTTGGCGTACTTGGCCTTGGCGTTGAGCCAGGCGATCCGGTCTGACTTGATCCTAAAGTTCTCCGCTTGATACTCCCGGTACGCCTTCTGCGTCGCCCTGATGCCTTTTTTTTCATTCGGCTGCCCGATCTCATCTAAAGCAGCTTCCGCCTTCCGCATCTCCTTTTTCCTGAGGCGTTCCTGCTCCAGCTTCGTTTCCCCCAACAACCGCCGTTTTTCTACCTGCTCTTCCTGCATCAATAAAGGTAAATCTGCCATATTGCAAATTGTAACATATCCTGATATAATGATCGTTGCCAGTTAAGTTGTGAAGAGTTTATACGCGTGTGCAAAACGGGCACACAACGCCTACTGGCGCACACGTATAAGCTCTTTTTTTATGCAGGAACCAACCACATCACAATTCTTTTTAGACCTCTTTATTTCTGCGCTGATAACGGGTATTGTAGTAGCAGAGTTATTTTTTCTGAAAAAGAAAACGAATACCACGGATCCCCTTTAAATCAACATTCAACGGTATTTACTACCTAAGCAACAAGACCTGATGCGATCCCGACAGCATTCGGGATAACTTATACGGATACATCTGGCACCTTGACAACCTAACGATCTCTGATTGGATGTGCAACACCATCGGCTGACAGTGTACCCGCCATGCTCTTTGAGATACGTAGAGCCGTAAGAAGAAACTTACGTTAAATAATGACTGTACATGGCCGTACTCCCATACGTGTACAGAGGGGGGAGGACAGCAACAAAACCCTCTTGAACTTAACGGATAACAAACTAGATCAGGATTTCGAAAAAAAATGCTCCGCAGTTAGACGGTGGTTGTTCTTTCATCCGCTAGAATTAGTTAGGGTGTATACGGGGTAGTTAGGATTCTTTGAGGATTTCTTCAGTCTCAGCAAGTTTCTTAGACCGTAACTGTTTTAACTCATGTTCTGACAGATCCTTGTAGTTGACTCTCATACTATAAGACATGCTAGATTTACGGTCAACGAGGACACCGTGTAATTTTAAACCGGTTTTAACAGCGTCTAAAACATCGGAACCGGAAAATCCTTTAATCGGTTTTTCCTCGACAATATCAGCTAAACGGTCTGTTAAACGGTCTATTTTCAGCCTACTCTTGTTAAGGATCTTTTCCAACTCTTCTTTTACGTTAGCTTTCCTTATCTCTCGTGAAGCAATCATTCCGGCAGTATTTGAATCCTTAGTATCATAAACTCTGAGTGCTGCTTGAGTGCCATTACCCTTTGTCTTGATATATTCTTGCAAAAATAATCGCTGTTTCGTCCGCAGTTTAGCCATAACCCTATCATACCATAAACTACAAGGCTAATAATACTATAAGTTAATAGATCCGCTTGACATATATAACAGTATATGGTAGTCTAGTAACAGAGAATAAAACTGTATGGAGTAAGTAAATAATCATCTGTATGAAGTAGACAGATTATAAATACAAGTTAACTTACCAGGTGCGATAGTATAAAAATCTACTCATGAAAGTGAGGTGAATACACATGAAGTTACAGTACTTAAAAATATCCAAAACTATGTACAAATTCTTTTATGAGGATGAGTATACCGGAGATTATGGGGAGTTTTATATTGATATTGTGCCTGCTAAGGCGGGAGCGATGGTGGGAACGGCAGAACTGAAACGGAAAGATCCAAGCTATGCCCGTGTTTTGCTTGAAGCCCTGGGTGAAGAACTGGAATACCTACAAGATATTAACCCTGATAAAATAGAGGTGAATCTGTCAACTGAAGGCTTGCGTGAACCGTCCTATTGAATTGAATCCTTACTCTGCCTGCGTTAAACAGGCAGCTATAAGGATTTAAAACCTGTATGGATATTAAACATAAAGCCCTGGTCAAAGACCTGGAATTACAAATTGATTACTTAATCGGCTTTCAACCGCTTGGGCAGCACTGGAAACAGGATTATCATGCCCGTAAGGAACTGTTAGACCATGTGTTAGCCAGTGATGACACCCCGCCGGAAATTGTCGATAAGTTAAACCGGATCCTGGATTCGCTTGATCGTCTAAGAAGCGGTACGAAGCATGAGCAGGAATATATCAACGGTGAGGCTGACGTTAAACCGCACGTTCCGATAAAAGTGCGCTATTACGGGCCGACTGGGTTACAGGAATGGTACATGTGAGGCCTTGACAACTGTGCTACAATAGTATATACTGTAATATAATAAACTGTATGGAAAGGAGCAAAGTATGAACTACTTTTTAGATGAAATAACCCCCGAAGATTTGGCGGAGTTTGAGCCGGAGCCGATTGTTTGGGATACTGAGCTGGAGTCATGCCCGGAGTGCGGAGCTGATACGCTCTGGTCGATGCCAAGAGCTAACGGGCCGGATGATTTTGTCAGGGTGACTGAATGTAGAAATTGCGGTGCAACGTGGGAGAATTAATATGCAGATACGTGAAGTAACACTACGAAAAGAATTTAAGATCGGGACATAATAACAGTATAAAAAATTTAGAAACACTTTGTTTTAAATGTCATTATAAAGAACATAAAGGTTTCAATAGGTGGGGGCAATATGCGTATTAAAGAGGTTACTTTGAAAAAGAATTTTAAAATTGGCCTCCCAAATTACAGCAATCAAGATATAGGTGTATATATGACGTGGGAAGTAGGTGAGCATGAAGAGTTTGATTTCAGCAAGGGGTGGGACATTATCAACCAGCAGCTGACCATTCAGGCTAATGATTTGGATCCGTCCTGGATCAAGGTAGACGAACACAAGGACAAGTACAAAGCCACGGTAAATATACCGAAACAACAAACATTAATCAGAAAGTGAGGTGAATAAAAAACATGGGAACATTAGCTGATCGCGCAAAAGAACTGAGTCCGTTTCTGACCTTAGATGATGGTGAATCAGTCGTGGGTAAGTATATCGGCTGGAAAGAAATGGTCAGTCCATTTGATCCGAAACAGATACTCTTCCAATATGAATTTGAAGTTGGCGGGATGGAGAAATACTGGAAGTCAGGCAACAAGAAAATCGCCCTCTTTTTTGACAAGTGTGCCAAGGGGGATTGGGTAAAAATTACCCGGCATGGGGTAGATAGAGATACCCGGTACGTGGTTGAGGAATCCTTAGATGAATCCGGGACTTTAACCAAGGCCGATAAAGAGTATATTGAACGGCAGATGGCAGAATAAAATAGTCCTTAGACCGAATATACGGGTCCTTTACGTGTAACCCAATCTTAGCAATAGGATTGGGTCATATGAAAAGAACTTCTAAAAAAAGAATCTATACCGTAACTGATTTACTCACCCGGATGAGGTCGCACGGCTTGCCCTCGTCACGGATGTGGCTGCACTGGCAGGAGTTAAAAGGTAATTTGGTCTGTCCGCGACTTCCCAATAACCGGGGGGACCGGGTGTTTACGATGGAGGAAATCTCTGAGATTTTACAGGCGTTTGGGCCGGAAGGGGATGGAGTCTGGAAGTATGACCAAAAAAGATAAACAGAAAGTCAGGTTCACGTTACTGGTCAGTTTACTGATTTTAAGTAAACACCAGCCGGATCAGGAATTACCGCTGGAGTATTTTGAGCAATCGTTACAGTCATTCGTACTTACTGAGCAAGAAAGGATCCTATGAAAAAAACAAGCGTCCGGCGTAATTTACGCGCAACTGAAGCAGCGTTGCAGCGGGCAATCCTGGAATACTTAAACTATAACAATGTGATGGCCTGGCGGGTTAACTCCGGACTGGCCCGGACAATTAACAAAGGCAAAAAGAGTATTATCAGGCTGGCCCCGGCAGGGACTCCGGATATAGTCGGGGTGATGTATCCTACCGGCAGGGCGTTGTTTGTTGAAGTGAAGCGTCCCGGTAAAAAGCCAACTGATACCCAACTGGAGCAGATGCAGGATTTAAGTGGCTTTGGAGCTTTATGTGTAGTTGCCACGAGTGTCGATGAAGTAAAATCCGCCTTAGAGGGAATTAATCATAAACTAAACGAAAGGACGTATGAAAGAACGAATAGTTGAAACACCTTTAGAACAGGCAATATCCGCTATCTTCGGCTTAGAAATGACCGAAGCTCAGATAGAGGCCCAGTCACAGCAACCCAAACTGAAACCGGAAGAGGTATTTTTTGGGCCGATAGCGAGGGAGTGGCATAAGACTCACCCTGATACACAGGTAAGGGATGAGCTGGATAATCGGAATTTGGTCGGGAGTTAAGTATAAAAAAATTAAGGAGGAAATATGAAGCTATATGCAATTCAGGGAGATATTCCCATATTTAAGATTAATAAACTGCCAGATGGAGTTATCAAGAAAAATACCCAAATTTTAATTGAAGGAGAATCAACCGGAAATTATCATCGGCTTGTTGATGGTGATGTCTATGAACTTGGTGATCGATTATTTATCCAAACCTATCAGCCAACAATAATAGATCATCCTGAACATGCTGAAATTCCATTAGAAATGCCTGGGGTATATGAAATCAAACGGCAACGGGAATATTCGGGTGAAAATATGACGAGGGTGGTGATTGACTAACTATGATTGATATAACCAAGGTAACTCAAGCGCTTGAAAAATCATGCAAAGAATTTGCAGTATGCATGATCTCGGAATATTTATCCTGCGAAACATCAGCACAAATTGAGAAAGCGGCGGAAGGTGATATTTTGCAGTTTTATAAAATCGCAAAATGGGATTTACCGGAACAAACTATTTGGCTCGATTCTCCATTTGACGAAGTATATTTGAAAGCCGTGGATTCTGCCGTGGATTCTGCCGTGCGTTCTGTCGTGCGTTCTGCCGTGGATTCTGCCGTGGATTCTGCCGTGCGTTCTGCCGTGTATTCTGCCGTGGATTCTGCCGTGCGTTCTGTCGTGCGTTCTGCCGTGGATTCTGCCGTGCGTTCTGTCGTGCGTTCTGCCGTGGATTCTGCCGTGGATTCTGCCGTGCGTTCTGCCGTGTATTCTGCCGTGGATTC